CATCATAAAGATCAACCAACACGAATACAAAAACATAACGTCGCATCCGCTCCCTGAAAATCTAATAGTTACATACGGTGGTGATAAGGTATCTTGGAACAATCGTTGGTACTACCCACCAAAGGTAAACGCTTATGATGTCTGTGGAGCAGGGGATACATTCCTTGCAGCTCTTGCTTTTGAGTACCTAAGAAAAGATGACATGGAACAAGCGATTATTTTCGCCATGAAGGCCGCGGCTATTACTGTGAAACATACAGGAGTATATGCTCCTACTCTACAGGAGATAGAACAATGAAGAATGTAAATCTACCAAAGATCTTTATGCCGTATCTATGTGAAGGCGTAATAAGACTTGGTAAGGATAATGACGGCGGTTACTTAGTAAATGAAAAGGATGTTACGAATTCTCTTTATCTTTTAAGCTTTGGAATAGGCGAGGACGTTTCATTCGAAAAGACCTTCGTAGAACATAACGAGTGGTGCAGCGTGTTAGCGTACGACTCTACGATAAAAAACGAACACGACGATTTCTTTGTAGGTAGACACGAACTGAATAGAGAGAATATAGGTTCGAGCAATATAAGAAACATTCTGTGCAACCGTGAAGGTATCTTTCTTAAGTGTGACATAGACGGATCTGAGTACGAGATACTTCACGACCTTATCGAAAACTCTCATAGGTTTACTGGTGTTGCTATCGAGTTTCATGGAATGTCAAACTACAACAACTTCAACGAGATGACGAACTTCATTTCAAAGTTTGATTTAAGACTCATTCACGTACACATAAATAACTATGCGTACATCATTCGGCAGGATGGTACTTTTACTCCAGATGTAGTCGAGCTTACGTTTACTTCTTCAAAAGAAAACACAAAGCTATCACGAAACGTACCGCTACCTCATCCATTGGATATGCCTAATAACCCAAACGATGATGAATTTAGAATTTCTTTTTGATACAAGGATTGATTATGACAAGACTATCGGGATACGTTGAAAAGGGTTGGGGTCACGAGCTCATCTGGGCTACTAATGACAAGTACTGTGGTAAGCTCATGAAGTTCAATAAGGGTGCTAAGTTCTCTATGCACTTTCATCGAGAAAAGGATGAGACTTGGTATGTGTTAGACGGCAAGTTTGTCGTTCATTATATTGAAACTGATGATGCTTCAATGTATCAAAATGAACTCGTTGAAGGAGATACGTGGCGTAATAATCCTTTGTTACCACATCAGCTAGAATGTATCGAGGAAGGTACTATCATAGAAGTATCTACTCCAGATTCTGTAGAGGATAACTATCGCATAATGCCAGGAGACAGCCAAAAATGAGATACATAGTAGATATAGACAATACAATATGCTTTCAAGACGCGCCTAGCAACTATCCAAATTCTACTCCAATGAAAAAACACATTCAAAAGATCAATGAGTTATTTGATGCAGGCCATGAAATAATTTATTGGACTGCTCGTGGGGCGGTTTCTAAAATTGATTGGAGAGAACTTACTGAAAAGCAACTTATCGAATGGGGTTGCAAGTATCACGAACTATGGATGAATAAACCGCAATACGATGTATGGATTGATGATAAAGCAAATTGGATATTTGAATGAAAGTTTTTATTACAGGTGCAGAAGGTTTTATAGGTCAAAATTTTATTCGATCTTTGCCTAATGATTGGATCGTAAAAGCATACGATCTAATAGATAATCCGGATCTTAGACCAAGGGATTTAGATATCGAAGGCAACGACTGGGTAATTCATTTAGGCGCTTTGAGTTCTACAACTGAAACGGATGCTAGAAAAGTAATGGATCTAAACCTTGCTTGGTCGATCGAACTTGCCGAAGAATGCGAAAAATATGGAGTTAATCTTCAGTGGTCTTCTTCTGCGTCTGTGTACGGCAATAAATATAAGTGTCCGATGCATGAAAATCTTGAAGTACAACCTTTGAATCTATATGCTCAAAGTAAGTATTTCTTCGAAGAGTATATGAAGAGTAAAAATCCAAAGATTATTTGGCAAGGGTTTCGTTATTTCAATGTATATGGTCCGCATGAAGATCATAAAGGTTCTCAAGCAAGTCCATATACTCAGTTTATGAAACAAGCAAAGGAAACAGGTATCATTCGAGTCTTTGAAGGATCAGAAAACTACAAAAGAGACTTTATACATGTAGACCATGTAATAGATACTCATCTGAAAATGATAAATAAGAATGAGTCTGGCATTTTTAATCTTGGTACTGGTTCTACTCGTAGCTTCCTTACTGTAGCAAGAGATGTTGCTCTTCTTTGTAATGCTCGTATTGAAACTATTCCGTTTCCTGATCATTTACGTTCTCACTATCAAGAATATACTCATGCTGATATGTATAAATTGAATATTCTACTGTAATTATTTGATTGAGATAAATCTATTATAACACATTACTAGAATTTGTCAACAAAAAAGTTGAATGATCATGTCGTATAAATAAAAACAAAAAGGTATAAAATAACATGCCAACGACTCGCGCTAATATGTATGTTGATCAAGGCACGGATTATTTCGTGAATCTCGAACTAGTTTCTGACGACGGAGAACCGTTTTTAGCCACAGGCTACACATTTTTCTGTGATGTAAGAAAATTATATTCTTCAAACCTTACTTTTAGTGCAACTTGTACTCTCGTCGAAGGAATTGATAATTCTTTTGATCTCTACATTGATCCAGATCAAACTAAAAATTTGGAACCAGGAAAATATCAGTATGACATATTCATGCGAGGAACAGGAGGCTCTCTAGATAAGATATTAGAGGGTCTACTTTTTGTCGTATCAAGCATAACAAAGGTAGAATAAAATGGCTGCTACCGGTCTAAACGTAAGAAATAAACAAACAGTACTCGTAAACCAATCTGGTCGAGTAAACAGAAAAATTGACAATCTTTTGGATGTTGATACTCGAGGCAAGGTTGAGGGTTCTCTTCTTCTATACAATGTTGGCACAGACACTTTTTTAGCGTCAAATGTGCTTGACGAACACACGATAGATGGCGGGGACTTCTAATGGCATCAATAATCAAAATCAAAAGATCGGGCATAACCGATCTACCAGAAAGTCTAGAAAGTGGTGAACTTGCTTATTCTTATGAAGAAAGTACTGGTGGTAAGCTTTATATTGGTATTGGCGATGAAGTAAGTAATACAGCTCCTTCTATCAGTACAATCGGTGGTAAGTTCTTTACTGATAAGCTTGATCACACACCCGGTATTACTGTAGCAAATTCTGCTATTATCACTGATGATAATAATCGCATTGATGAGATCAACATATCTTATGTAACAATTACAGACAATATAATTTCTACTGCGTTTTTTGAAGCAAATACAATTAGCGCAAATTCTTCTGCAAATACAGATACGACTCCAGAAGGTGTGTCTGCAAATACAGTTCCACTTGTAATTCAAACGCTTGGTGGTGCAGAAATAGATGTTAGCGGTTCTATTATTACAAACCTCGGAGCTCCAATTGCTAACTCTGATGCAGTTACAAAACTATATGTAGATACCGAAATAGATGCGCTCAAAGACTTTTCAAATCTCGATATAGCTGGTGATTCTGGCAGTGAAAGCATTGTACTTGAAACAGAAATCCTCAGATTTACTGGTGATAGTGGAATTACGACTACAGTTGCGAATAATGAGGTTATCTTTGATCTTGATGATACTGCTGTAACTCCAGGCACATATGGTTCAAATACCGCGATCTCTATCTTTACTGTAGACCAACAGGGTCGTATTACATCCGCAGAAACTGCTTCTGTTTCTAGCGTCTTGAGAATTGAAGACGATGCTGGTAATATAGATGAAGTCGAACTTCTCAATAACAATTTGCTTTTTACCGGTGCTTCTGGAATTACAACTACTCTTAATGATAATGAAGTCGTAATTGATCTTGATGATACTGGTGTCATTGCAGGAAGTTTTGGTTCTGCTTCTCAAGTTCCAACGTTTACAGTAGATTTTCAAGGACGCATTACTACTGCTGCTAATGTTTCAATTCAGATTACGAAAGATCAGATTACAAACTTTGCAGAAGAAGTTCAAGATGTTATTGGAGTTCTGATACAAGGAGACGCAAATTCTGGTATCACTGCAATTTATGATGACGGGCTGAATGTATTCACAGTAAGCGCAGAAGATGCAACTACGTCATTAAAGGGTGTGTCTCAGTTTAGCGCTGATGATTTTGAAGTTACTTCTGGAAATGTAGAACTTGAAGATACCGTAGTAAAAACTGTAATTACCGATAGTGGAACTCTTACGCCAAATAATCACACGTTCTCAGTACTTGGCGTAGATGGTGTAAATGTAACTCATTCTGGAACTACAATATCAGTATCTTCTGATCCGATTACGATTGGTAATACGCCGATCAATCTTGGAGAAACAGAAACTGATATAGCAGGTCTTACTTCACTTCAAGTTGGCGACTTTACATTATCAAATGATACAATTACGACTACAAATATTTTAGTAATATCTGCGAACGGTATTATAGACGTAAGTAATTCTCGTGTTACAAACGTTTCTTATCCAACTTCTGCACAAGATGCAGCAACGAAGCAATACGTAGATACTATTGCTTCTGCATCTTTACACTATCACGATCCAGTAAGAGTAGAGTCTCCAATAACCCTAGATGCTTCTTATAATAATGGAACTTCAGGAGTTGGAGCTACTCTTACAAACACTGGTACTCAACTAGTTCTTATAATTGATGGTATTACTCTTGATCTTGATGATAGAGTTCTTGTATATGAACAAGCTAATACAGTTCAAAATGGTATATATACTGTTACAGATACAGGTTCTGCAAATACAGATTGGGTTCTTACTCGATCTGCAGATTCTGATTCATACGCGCCGAGTGATCCAAATTCATTAGGTGCAGGTGATGCATTCTTTGTAAAAGAAGGTAATACTGGTGCTGGTGAACTTTATGTAATGACAACTGAAGGAACGATTACCTTTGGTACTACTGGTATTATATTTTCACAAATTGCAGCTTCTCAAATATACGACGCAGGTGATGGTCTTAGTCTCAGTGGTGTTACTTTCAGCGTAAATACTGATGGTAGCACAATAGAAATAGTTGGCGATATTCTTCGCGTAAAAGACTCTGGTATTACAAATGCAAAAATTCAAAACTCTTTCATCAATGTAGCAGCTGAAAGCGGAACTACAGACCAACTCAATTTAGGTGAAACAATTACCTTCGCAGCAGGAGAAGGTATTAACACAGTTGTTTCAGATAATCAAATAACAATTTCTGGTGAAGAAGCTACTCTTACAAATATGGGTGTAGCATCATTTGGTGGTTGGTCGGATAGTGCAAATACGATAAGACAATTTGCAGTAACTAGTGGTGACGTCAGGTTAGAATCTATAGATGGTGGGTCTTACTGATATAAATACAAATAAGGATTACATAATCCTTATTCAAATGGTTAGATAACCGCGAGGAAAAATGACTACATCTATCAAATTTAAGCGCAGTTCCGTAGAAGGAAAGGTGCCAACAACAGAACAGCTTGATTTTGGCGAACTCGCTATCAATACCTATGATGGCGAGATATATCTCAAAAGAAATAAAGACTCTTTAGAAGAAATAGTAAAGTTTGTAGGAAAGGTTCCTATAGACAACGTCTACTACGTTCAAAAGAACGGTAAAAATACTAACGACGGTACAAGTTGGGATACAGCTTTTTCTACAATAGAAAAAGCGCTTGAAGTAGTAAACACAAGAAACGGTGAAATTACTCTTATTGATATTGCGCCTGGAATATATGAAACTCAAGGCCATCTTGACATGCCTGATAATTGCTTAATTCGAGCAGTACACAGATCTGTTGTAATCAAACCAGAAGCAGGATATGAAGAGCGTAACGTATTTCGTATGGGCTCCGGTTGTTTTATTGAAGGTCCAATTTTTGAAGGTTGGAGAGTTGATTCTCTCGATAACCCAACATCGGGTTTTGCGGTTTCTTTCAGACCTGGAGCGGTAATTCGTAGAGCACCATACGCACACAAGATTGCAGTAAGAACGGTTCCATATTGGGATAACGTTCCACCACCGCTCGATAGAGATAACGGCAATCCTCTCGTAGGAAGAGGTGCTGGTGTTGTACTTGCAGATGGTTTAGTATGTTCTCCTTATAGCATCTATCCTAATATCATGACGTGGGGTGCTACTCCAGTTACTCATAACGGTATTGGATATGTTGCAAAAAATGGTGCTTTGATTAACGCAGTAAACGCTATTTCAATTTGGTGCCATAAGCACTTTTTAGCACTTGACGGTGGTCAAATTCTTCTTTCAAGCTGTGCAACGCAATTTGGAGACTTTACTTTAGTCGCAGAAGGTAATCGTAATATAGCACTTCCGACAGAACTTGAAGATTTAAGTCCGTCAATTGATATTACTACGTTTATCCCATCACCAACTGATGCAAATACGATTATACAAGCAAGAAGTACTATTATTGATGATCTCTGGGACGAATTAGTAATTCAAGGTTATGCAGGAAATACTGAAGTAAGTAACACCGCTGTTTTGGATCTCGGCGACGATCAAGAATATACAAGGCGCGATGCAAACACTTTTATTCAGGCTATTTCCTGGGTTATTGAAACAGGAGATGAAACTCCTGCTATCGATTTTGCAAAAGGACTTTTTGATCCTCAAGCTAATTTGGTATTTTCCACAGATAAGCTTGATTCTTTCATATTTTCATTCGAATATATGCGTGATGAAATTAACGGGCTTGGCATAGATGCGCCATCACAAACAATCGTTACTGGCCTCGTAGATGCTCTTAAAGATACGTTACAAAATCCTGCTACAAGATCAGAACCATCTACAATTACTGCAATCGGTCATACGTGGACTGCTATTATGTCTGGTGTTGCACTTACGAAAATACCTCCAGCAGGAAACGACACCACAATTCAAGAAAGCATTCGTGAACTTGACGGCGGTCTAGTAATTGCTTCTGGTCAGGACGATCAGGGTTCTGCTCTCTTTATTGGAGGTATGGAAATTAATGCAGATACCGGAGAACTTACAGGTCCGCCATTTGAAAAAGCAGTCAATAGAATCGCAACTAGAACAGCTATAGCAAGGAGTTTTTGATAATGGCTAGAATTACAGTTCGTACACCATCTACGGGTAAGCCAGTAAGAGCAGAATTAGTAGATGTTTCTACAGATTTTACAATTATTGCAGAAGCTCCAGATTTTTCAGTACCAGACTCTTCTGATAAGTTTGCAGCAAGAGATCCACTTGATGATGCCAGAGCAATTCGCCCTGGTGAAATATTTTTCTTGACGCCACTTGCAGCGAGAAATAAAGATACAGAAACACGTTGGATTGAAATTGTGTTGGTAACCGAAGCAAACACTACCGTAGAATTTGGAAAGATCGATGTTCCTGCTGGAGACACCGCATTTATTCCACTTCAGGGTAGAAGTTTGTTTAAAAGAGATGCAAATACGTCTGTTGGAGATACTCTGCAAGTAAGAGCTGAAGCAAATAACGTGTTTGATGTTTGGTCGGCAGCAGAAGAGAAACTTTCCAGCGAACATACAGAGTAAAGCAACATGACAACATTTTTATCCGGAAGAGTAAAAAAGACTCCAAGTATTCAAGCAGATCCTCAACGCTATGAATTTTTGGATCTTAAAAACGCAGAACCAGATCTTGGTATTGCTGCAGGTAATAACTATGTTCTTACTTCTGATACAGTAGGAAATAGAGTATGGGTAGATCAGCTTGATATTATAACAAATAATGTAGATCAAGCTTATGTGAACGCGCTGAATATCGACGCAGATTTGCTCGATGGACAAAATGGCATATATTATTTAGACTGGACAAATACTCTCAATAAGCCAGATCCTACAGTTACAATAGATCTTTCTGGAGATATCACTGGTACTGGTAATACAACACTTACGGATCTTGCGAGCGGTATTATTAATATCGTAACAGAACTTTCGAATACCGGTGTTGTAGCAAATACTTATGGTTCCGCTTCAAAGGTTCCACAGATTACTGTAGATGAAGACGGTAGAATTACCGCAGTGACGGAACTCAATGTTGCTGGAGTAAGCTCATTTGAATATGACTCTCCAAATGGAGTTCTTACGATTGGCACCGCAGACGGAAGTTCGTTTAGCGCAAATCTTGATCTTCAGGCATTTGATACAGACGGTCTTTTAGAAGGTTCAACAAACCAGTATTTTACCATAGCGCGCGCAAATACAGCTATTGATGAAAGAGTAACAAAGTCTTTTGTAGATGCTCTTAATATCAATGCGGATACTCTTGACGGACAAGACGGTGCATATTACGTAAACTTTAACAATTTTGTAAATCTTCCGGATCCTAAAATTGACGTCATTCTTTCTGGAGACGTGAGTGGAATTGCAAATACAACTCTTACAAATTTAGGTAACGGCTTAATTGAAATTACCACTACAGTTGCTGATGATAGTCACAATCATACTATTGATAATGTTGATGGTCTTCAAGAAGTTATTGATAGTAAATTAGATGCAGACGCCAATACTATTCTTGCTGAACTTATTACAGTGGATGGAGCTGGTTCAAATCTTGATGCTGATCTATTAGATGGTCAACACGGTACTTATTATCTCAACTTTAATAACTTTACAAACTTACCAGATCCTGTTATCAATGCTTCGCTTTCTGGCGATGTTACCGGTACTGGAACTGTAACTGTCACAGATCTTCTAAGTGGTAATTTATCAATTGTTACTACGGTAGAAAATGATAGCCACAATCACACCGTGAGTACCATTACCGATTTTAGTACTGGCGTAAGTGGCATAATTACATCAAACGTAAACAAAACGTTTATTGATGCACTGAATGTAGATGCTGATACTCTTGATAGTCAAGATGGTTCTTATTATCTCAACTTCAATAACTTTACAAACTTGCCAGATCCAAATGTTGAAGTAGTTCTTACAGGTGACGTGAGCGGTACTGCTAATACTACACTTACAAATCTTGGCAATGGTTCTATTAGTATTACTGCTACTGTAGCTGATAACAGTCACAATCATACTATTGAAAATATTACCGGTCTTCAAGATGCTCTTGACTCATCCGGCGTTACCGCAAATACAGTGCTTTCGCTTTTACTTACAGTAGATGGATCTGGTTCTGGACTTGATGCGGATTTACTCGACGGCCAAGAAAGTTCGTATTATTTAGATTGGACTAATACAACCAATAAACCTGATCCGAATATTGAAGTAACTCTTACTGGTGATGTCACTGGTTCTGCAAATGCGACTCTTACAGATCTTGGTAATGGTTCAATAAGTATTACCGCAACAGTTGCTGATGATAGTCACAATCACGTAATTTCCAATATAGATGGTTTACAAACTGCTCTCGATGGTAAATTAGATGCAGATGCCAATACTATTCTCGCTGAACTTCTTACAGTAGATGGATCTGGTTCTGGACTTGACGCAGATTTGCTTGACGGCCAAGATGGTTCTTATTATCTTGATTGGACTAATACGACCAATAAGCCCGATCCGAATATTGAAGTAACTCTTACTGGTGATGTTACTGGTTCTGCAAACGCAACTCTTACAGATCTCAGCAACGGATCGTTAAGCATTACAGCAACAGTTGCTGATGATAGCCACAATCACATTATTGCAAACGTAGATGGTCTTCAAACTGCGCTTGACGGAAAGGTAGACGAGACAGTCACAATCACGGCTGGCACTGGTCTTACTGGCGGTGGCAATCTTTCTACAAGCAGAACTATCAGTCACGCAGACACTTCGTCACAAGCCAATACGAATAACACTAACGGAAATGTTGTTCAAAATGTGCAGATTGACACATTTGGTCATGTTACGTCACTAACTTCTGTAGATCTAGATACTCGTTACGATACTCGTTACGTGAATACATCTGGTGATACACTCACTGGGTTCTTGACTCTACACGCAGATCCTACAAATGCTCTTCATGCTGCAACGAAAGAATACGTAGACACTATTGCTGCAGCGTCACTTCACTATCACAATCCAGTCAGAGTAGAATCTCCAATAGATCTCAACGTCGCATACGACAACGGAACTTCTGGCGTTGGAGCTACTCTTACAAATGCTGGAACGCAAGCTGCACTTGTAATAGACGGCGTAACACTCGATCTTGACGATCGCGTTCTTATTTACGAACAAGCAAACACTGCTCATAACGGTGTTTATACTGTTACAGATACTGGTTCTATATCTACTAACTGGGAACTTACAAGAGCTGACGATGCAGACTCTTATAATCCAAGCGACCCAGCTTCGTTAGGCCAAGGTGATGCTTTTTACGTTCAAGAAGGTGATACTGGCGCGGGTGAACTTTATGTAATGACAGCAGAAGGCACAATTACCTTTGGTACTACTGGTATTACTTTCTCACAAATATCATCTTCGCAGATTTATAGTGCTGGCTCTGGCCTTGAGCTCAATGGTACAGTGTTTAGTCACACTGATACATCTTCTCAGGCTAACACTGGTCCTCTTACCGGAGCAAACGTAGTTAGTACTGTAGATCTCGACACATTCGGACATGTAGTTGGGCTTTCTACAAGAGAACTAACACTGAATGATTTTGGTTTTACAGGTGATCCAACAGCAGATAGCTACATTAACTGGAATCTTTTAGTTGATAGCACATTAAGAGACACTATTACATCTGGTGAAAATGTAAACTTCGTTGGTGGTTCAAATATCAATCTTACATACTCAGCTGCAAATAATACTATTACTTTCGATGGTGCGACTACTCTTGCAAGCGATGCTACTATTACTCTTTCAGCTGGAACTGGTCTTACTGGAGGAGGTAACTTTACGACTGACCAGAGCGTAAACGAGACGATTACTTTTAGCCACGCTGATACCTCAACTCAAGCGTCTATAAACAACTCTGGTGGTACAGTCATTCAAGACATTACACTAGATACATACGGTCATATTACTGCGCTTGGAAGTAAAACTCTCACAACAACAGATATTAGTGAAGGTACAAATCAGTACTATAACATTACTCGAGCAAATAGTGCGATTGATGCGAGGGTTACACAGTCGTTCATAAATGCTCTTAATGTAGATGCTGATACTCTTGATAGTCAAAATGGAACTTACTATCTTGATTGGACTAATACAACCAATAAACCTGATCCAAATATCGATGTTCAACTTTCTGGTGATGTTACTGGTTCCGCCAATACTACACTTACAGATCTCGGTAATGGCGTAATTAGTATTACAACTACAGTGGCAAATGATAGTCATAATCATACAGTGTCAACAATCACTGATTTCCCTCAAGGAATTGATAATCATCTAGGCGCCACTTATGTTGACAATAGTGTTCTAATCTATAGTGACGCTGTAGGAGGCTTTGATTGGGTAACAACAGTTGCTTCTGCAAATAATTCAACAAATCTAAATGGTCAAGCTGCATCTTATTATCTTGATTGGACTAATACGACTAATAAGCCCGATCCAAATATTGAAGTAACGCTTACCGGAGATGTCACCGGTTCTGCCAACACTACACTTACAGATCTTGCAAATGGCTCTATTAATATATCTACTACTCTTATTGGAGGTATCGGTTCGAACATTGATGCTGATAAACTTGACGGACAGCACGGTTCTTACTATTTAGATTATAACAACTTCGCAAATATACCTACAATCGGAAACGCGACTATTACAATTAGTGCTGGTGGCGGCCTGACTACTGGCGGTAATTTTACCACCAACCAGACTGGCAATGAAACCATTACTATCAATCATGCTGATACTTCTTCACAAGCAAACACAAATAATACAACTGGCACGGTAATACAAAATGTTCAAGTCGACACTTATGGACACGTTACGAGTCTTTCTTCAACTGCGCTTACCACTACGGTAATTGGTGAAGGTACTAATCAATATTATACTGTAGCAAGAGCAAATAGCGCTATTGATTCGAGAGTTACTAAGTCTTATGTAGACGCGCTGAATGTAGATGCAGATACTCTCGATGGTATTGATTCATCTTCTTTCTTACGCAGCAATGCAACTGACAGTGCTTCTGGAACGCTTACATTTACTGGAACTGTCAACCTTGACGGTATTGTAGAAGTAGACTCAACTTATGTACTCGGTGCAGACTCTGCTACTACAAGTTCTACTTCAACAGCACTTATAGCTGGGTTTGCAACAGTTACATATAGTTCTGGTAAATTCATAATACAAGCATCTAATGCAGTATCTGGCGAAGTTCATGTAACTGAGCTTTTGGTTGTGCATAACGGAGTCACTGCGTCCGCAGTAGAGTATGGTACAGTATTTACTGGTGCAGGAGTACTTGCTACATATGAAGTAGATATTTCTGCAGGAACTGTTCGTATCCTTGCAACACCAGCAAGTTCAAATAGTACTACATTCAAAGTAACAGAAACATTAATTACTGGATAAGAATATAAAATAATGGAAGAACAAATCACAGCAGAACGTATCGCTAAGCACTACATGGAGATATAATATGACAGTTCGAGTAACAGGTGGTTTCAAGTTGACAAGCCCTATGATAATTGGTGCAGTCTCCGCCGCAGTTAGTGCGTTTGGAGTAGAGTATGGTAATTGGGACGGCAATCGTATAGTATTTTCGACAACGGCTGAAGCTACAGGTACAACTTCATATGATGGTCTTGACGGGTTTTATGATGCAAATACAAATCGTCTTTATGACGGCTATATGGGAAGCAGTACACATGCTTATCGCACAGGTGGATATTTCCAGTGGGGATCAAAAGTAACTCTACCAGGTAGTCGTGTAAACGGTAGATCAGCTACTGTAGGGTATTTCAATGGAAATGCTTATCTTTACATAGGAATTACAACGCCCGCAATAGATATATACTTACTTTCCGATTTAAGTTATGTTGCAACTTGGACACTTTCTGGATTTACCGGACAAGTCACTGGTCTTGCATACGACGGTAACGGAGGAATGTATGCGACGAGTCTAGACCAAAAAAGAACTTTATATAGAATAGACACACTTGAGCCTATTACTCAAACAGTTACGGCATCTGTTGTATTAACATCACTTCCAGCGGATACCGAGTTTGGTCTTTGCTATAATGGTTCCACATTCCTCTATAGGCATAGAAATGCTTCGACCGGTAAAATATACGAATGTAATCTATCCGATGGTTCTTTAGTTCAGTCGTATACTGTTTCTACTCCAGGCGCCTACGGTATTTCGTTAGACTACGCAAATAAGAAATTATATTCTGGTGGATTTAATGACACCACCATGATTAGATACGGCACATAATATATAAATAAAAGTAATAGCCAATAAGGGGAGAGTGAACCGTGGCAAACGATAAGAAGTTCATAGTCAAGAACGGCTTGACAGCTAACACAATTAGTCTTGTTGACAATGTTGTTAGTCCAACAAATACAATCAATATCGCAATGGACGGTGCTAATGATAAACTAGTCATTAGTGGAGACGCTGGCGACCTTCTTACAGTCACAGACGCAAACACAGGAACACTCTTTGAAGTCGCTAACTCTTCTGGCTCTTCTGTTTTAAGCGTATCAGACGATGGTACAATTGCGGGTGTTACATTTATCGGTGCTTTGACTGGTAATGCTGATACCGCCACTACTCTTGCAACCTCAAGAACTATTAGTCTTGGAGGAGATCTTTCAGGATCTGCTTCATTTAACGGTGGCGCAAATATTACTATTACTGCTACAGTAGCAGATGATAGCCATAATCACGTTATTTCTAACATTGACGGTCTTCAAACAGCACTTGACGGAAAATTAGACTCGGGTGACATTGGAAGTACTGTATTAGCTTATGATAGTAATTTACAGAGTTTTGTTACTGCGTTTACTTTACCGACTGCAGATGGATCTACAAATCAAGTTTTGAAAACGAATGGTTCTGGAACTATCGGATTTTCAGACGCAAAAGATTTACTTGGGTTGTATGCCGAGAATTCCTCCAGCCCTACAGCACCTTCTGCTACTGGCGACAATGCTGTGGCGATTGGCTTTAATGCTAGTGCGAGTAATACATACGCAATCGCCATGGGGCATAATGCTACAGCATCTGCCACATACGCAATAGCTCTAGGAAGAAGTGCTGATGCGTCAGGGTCGAACGCCGCTGCATTAGGGTGGGATTCTACTGCTTCTGGGACACAAGCCGTAGCTCTTGGTACAGCATCAGTGGCATCAGGAACCAACTCTTTAGCTGGGCCTAATTCAACAGCATCGGCCACAAATTCTGTTGCTATTGGACAAAGCGCATTAGCTTCCAACTTTGGAGGTGCAGCCTTCGGGAAAGGCGCAACGACTGCTGTTAACAATTACAATGTTGCTATTGGAAACAGTTATACAAGTGGGGCTGATGCCTTCGCAGCAGCTATAGCCAACAACACCTCAAGCTATGGCGCTACTGGGGCTAACTCTATTGCAATAGGACAACTCGCAAAAGCAACTGCTGCCAACAGCATTGCCATCGGTGATACTGCACTTTCTAATACAGCCAATCTCATTGCTCTTGGTGGTACTACAGATACTGTTCAAATTAGTGGTACTTATGCATTACCAAATACTGATGGCACAACGGGTCAGGTTCTGACGACCAATGGTTCTGGAACAATAACGTTTGCTGATATATCAAATCCGCTTCAACTGTATGCTGAGAACTATGACGGCACGTCAACTAAGCCATCTGCGACTGGTACAAATGCTGTAGCGATTGGACGACTGGCAACTGCTTCAGGAGCTACTTCAATCGCAATTGGCAATTACACCAACGCCTCGGGTGCTCAAAGTGTAGCTATCGGTCATCAACCAAATAATAATCCTACAGGGGAAGGAGCCGCTTCGTTTGGATATAATTCGTATGCAGGGGCACCCTATAGTTCGGCAATAGGGCCATATTCTGTGACTGCGGGATCAAACAACTTTCCTGCTGCAATTGGCAAATCATACGCCTCCGGCACCGACAGTTTCGCAGCAGCTATAGCCAACAATACCAGTTCTTATGGCGCTACTGGTGCTAACTCCATTGCGATGGGGGATAGGGCTAAGGCTACAGCAACTTATGCTACAGCAATCGGCACCTCAGTAACAGCGTCTCAGGGTGACGGAGCCGTGGCTATGGGGTCGTCATCAACGGCATCTGGTTTAGGGTCTTTTGCCACTGGATACCTTAACATAGCAAGCGGACACTATTCACAGGCCATTGGTTATGGTGCAAACACAGCCTCGATCTACGGTAAACTCGCCAAATCATCTGGGTACTTTTCCAACTATGCGGATATGCAAGCTGGAATATTGGTGGTTGTCGCAGCAACAACTGACGCCACACCCAAAGCCCTGACTTCAAACAAAGCCGCCGCAAGCACCAATAACCAAGTCATCCTTCCCAACAACTCTGCCTACGCCTTCTCAGGCACGATCGTAGCCCGACAGCAAGCCTCTACAGGCACTGCATGTGCAGCATGGAAGGTTGAGGGCTTGATCCGCAGGGAGGGATCGGCGGGGACGACAGTGCTGGTCAACAGTGCCACGACTGTTCTGGACAACACACCAGCTTGGGGTATGACGCTCTCGGCTGACACGACCAACGGTGGCCTCAAGATCGAGGTCACTGGTGCCGCAGCTACCAACATTCGCTGGGTTGCAACAATCAACACGTCTGAAGTCACTTACGCTTGATATAAATAACTCAAAAGGAGAAAACAAATGGCAATTCAATTTGATCTACAAAACTCACAATATGGTATTGCATTCAACGGTGCATACTATCGTATTGCAACAGCAGCAGTTTCTCGTATGAGAGAAGGTGGTCCAAAATTCACAGTAGTGATTGACCTTTCTGCATATGCAACCACTGAACCAACAGATGATACTCGTGAAGTTGACTTCCGTCGCTATCACGTAGATTATGCAGAAGTCGTAGCACAAACAGGTGATGACTTCATTGCTAAATGCTATGCATGGGTAATGTCACAAGATGATATGAGCGGATCCACAACCGTATAAGGAAATAAGGTATGGCAATCAATCTAGATCACACTGGTTCTGGTAATATCACTCTTAAATCGCCTGATTCTGGAAGCGGTACACTTGTACTTCCAACTTCAGTAGGTACTATCAATCAAGTATTGATTACGGACGGCTCAGGCAACTTAAGCTTTGCAACTCCTGTAGCTCAGCCAGATGAATACGCTAGAACAATTGCTCTCTTAGCACTCTAATTTTGAAATATTTTGTAATGGAGTATATGAATGAACCACGTGTCCACAAATGGACTTGTAGATTATGCACTTAAAAACGGTGGATCAATACATCCACTGGTAGTGCCTCAAGAAAAGACCGAAGGTACGGGTCTTATGAATCCATCTATTTTTGTAGATGGTGATGACATCCTTGTAAACGTAAGGCATGTAAACTACACTCTTTATCACAGCGAAGGCAAGGGGTTTCCTCATCAGTGGGGACCTCTTCAATATATCCATCCAGAAGACGATTGGACTCTTCGAACTAACAACTTTATGTGTCAACTCAATCAAGACCTGTCAATCAAAAATTCTTACATGGTTGATATGAAGCTCAATAAAGATCCTAAATGGCACTTCATTGGTCTTGAAGATGCTAGACTTTTTCGTTGGAATGAAAAACTTTATCTCTGTGGTGTAAGAAGAGATCACATCGATAACAAAGGCACTGGTAGAATGGATCTTTGCGAGATCGAGTTTACCGGAGATGGATACGAAGAAGTAAGTAGATCTTATATCCCATCTCCAAATGGTGATAAGAGCTATTGTGAAAAAAACTGGATGCCGATTCTCGATAGACCATACGATTTTGTTAAATGGACAAATCCTGTAGAAATAGCTCATTATAATCCTGAAGATAAAAGCTGCACTGCAACAATAGTGAAACACGATAAAGGTTATGCGTTTCCAAGAGATATAAGAGGATCTTCTCAAATTATACCGTGGAGAGATCACTATATTGCAATTACTCATGAAGTTTGGTTATATAAAGATCGCATCGGCAGAAAAGACGGCCGATACATGCACAGACTTGTAGTGTGGGATAAAGACTTCAAAGTAGTAAATTATTCTGAAGACTTTTCTTTCATGAAAGGAGAAATCGAATTTGCTGCAGGTTTAGCACTGCACGGAGATGACGTTTTGATCTCGTTTGGTTTCCAGGATAACGCTGCTTATATATTAAGAATGCCACAAGATATACTTCAAAGGATGATTGTAGAATGATGAAGCTTGAAGAATACGTGAAGGATCCGCTAGATCCCGTAAAAAACTTTGATGTTGGATATGAATATGAAAAACTAGGTCAAACAGCATCAGCAGTTTCTTTTTATATAAGAGCAGCTGAAAAATCAAATGATGACCGAATTAAGTTTGAGGCTATGATTCGAGCTGCTAAATGTTTTGATTCTCAGGGTAGAAGAAACTTTTCAACTGAAGGTCTTCTTCAATTTGCTGTCACTGCCATGCCAAATAGATCTGAAGCATATTACTTCCTCAGCAAATTATATCATAAAATGGAAAAGTGGCGCGAATGCAGTTTATATGCTCAACTTGGATTGCAGTATGAGTCGTATAACGATATGAGAACAGACATCAATTTTCCTGGAGCATATGCGCTTATTTACGAAAAGGCTGTTGGCGACTGGAATATAGGCCTATATGAAAAATCAAAACAAGCTCTCTATCATTTGAAATATAATGTTCAAATGGATAAAGAACATGAAATGCTTGTAAATGAATTACTTGCTAAAAATGGATATCCAGATACAATTCCATACGATGCTTCGAGATACAAATTTGGTTTTGATGGAATAGAAACTGTAGATCAAAACTATTCTAAACATATGCAAGATATGTTTGTACTTACAGCACTCAATGGAAAAAAGAATGGAACGTATCTTGAAATTGGTTCCGGTGATCCAATTCTCAACAATAATACATTTCTACTTGAAAAAAGCTTTGGATGGAAAGGTATTTCTTTAGATCAAGATCGTGATCATTGCAATCAATTTTTTGTCAAAAGAAAAAACCCAGTTATACGAGCTCAAAGTTTAAATGTAAATTATTTTGAACTATTAGATAATCACTGTATGCCGTATGAAATAGATTATCTTCAAATTGATTGCGATGATGACTCATATGAAACTCTTCGCAGAATTCCATTCAGTGATTACAAATTTGCTGTGATTCATTTTGAACATGACATGTATATCAAAAATCATAAAATAAGAGAATATTCACGAAATATCCTAAAAGATGCAGGTTATGTTTTAGTAGTAAATGACATTGCTATAAATGAAACTGATAGCCACGAAGATTGGTGGGTACATCCAGATATTGTAAATTCTGATACTATTGAAAAACTAAAAGCAAAAAACGACATCAATTTTGTTGGTACCTATATGTTTGAACACGAAAAAAAAGTTCATAATAGTCCTTTAGATAAGTTTGTTCCAAATATATTAAGTCTTGAAAGTTGTGGATCTAGAAGAAATGTATTGACAGACGCTTTCAATCGCATTGGCACAAATAAATATCGCATGAATGTCTTCAAAAAAATAGAAGATACAAATATAGATTTTATAGGAAATGAAAAACGCATCGAACTTCTTCCTCTCGGTGTTCTTACTTCGCATTTACTTACAATAAAAAAGTGGTATGATGAAACTCAAGAAGAATATGGTCTATTCTTTGAAGATGACGTAAGTTTTGATAATATTAAGTATTGGAACTTCAATCTAAACGAATTCGTGTCAAAGCTTCCAAACAATTGCGATGCTATACAGCTTTCTTGCATTTATCAGATAGATCCAGATATACGAGTAAGACGTAGAGATCATCTTGATCACGGAATACAAGCATATATTTTGAAAAGAAACTATGCTAAAAAATTGCTCGAGGATCTTATTGTAGATGAAAAAACAATAGCTGTAAAAGATCCGTTTGTATCTCTTTCTGTAGAAAACTATATTATGCATGAAAAATATGGTAATACATATTCATTTCCGCTTTTCAATCATAATGTAAAAGACTTTAATTCCACGATAGTTGATGCTAATAACGACTCAAAAAACTTAGTAGAAGGTCAGTCGCATCTTGCAGTACCATCTTATGAAACTGTTCTCAACTGGTGGAAACGCACTGGATCAAAACTAACACTTGACCAAATTATGGAGCTTTGATATGAAAGTAGTACTTGTAACAGGAGGATTTGATCCGCTACACAGTGGTCATATCGCGTACTTTGAGGAAGCAAAGAAGCTTGGTGACATGCTTGTAGTTGGAATAAATAGTAATGAATGGCTAACCCGTAAAAAAGGACAGCCATTTATGGACATCAATGAGAGAGTTAGCATTGTAAAAAATCTCTCTATGGTAGATTCGGTGATTGTATTTGATGATAACGATGGATCCTCGAAGGAAGCAATTCGACACTGTCTCAATACTTATCCAAACTCTCATATTGTTTTTGCAAATGGTGGAGATCGAAATTCGGGTAACATTCCTGAAAATGAAATTAATGATACACGTCTCGAGTTCGCCTTTGGAGTAGGCGGAACTCACAAGATGAACTCAAGCAGTAAGATCCTTACAGAGTGGAAGACTCCAAGAACAGAAAGAAAGTGGGGATACTATCGAGTATTGCATGCAGATGGTCCTGCAACAAAAGTAAAAGAACTAGTTGTAAAGCCAGGCAAGTCACTTAGTCTGCAAAAGCACAATAAAAGAAGTGAATATTGGATTGTTTCATATGGCATTGGTAAAGTAATGATTGGTGATGACGAAACTGATTTACAAGAACATACTCTTAAAAGACACACTTCAGTTGTAATTCGTACTGGTCAATGGCACCAACTCATAAATAACTCTAATGATGAACTAAGAATTGTAGAGATTCAATATGGTAGTAATTGTATAGAAGAAGATATATTCAGGATCTAATCTGTTATTTGTTTGATTGAGATAAATCTATTATAACACATTAGTAGAATTTGTCAATCAAAATGTGCAATCTTTTTGAGTATAAATAGATATAAAACTAGGAGATGCACGGATGGCAGCGCCAACTACAAGAGCAGAATTCAAAGATTATGTACTTCGTAAAATAGGTGCACCTGTAATACAGATTAACGTATCTGATGAACAGGTCGATGATCGTATTGATGAAGCTATTTCTTTCTGGAGAGACTATCACTATAGTGGCAGCCAGCTAATATATCTCAAGCATCAACTCACGCAAGAAGATATAGATAATGGTTATATTGATGTACCAGAAAGACTTCTCGGTATTTCTCGTATTTTTGACTTGAGTTCTTCTATCAGCAGCGGTGCTGGTTTTTTCAATGTACAATATCAGTTTGTTTTGAATAATCTTTCAGACATTACTGGCTATAACATCCAGCACTATTGGCAGTCAATGCAATATCTCGAGTTTATTCAAGAAATTCTTGTCGGTAAACCGCTTATTCGATATAATCGACATATCAATAAATTGTATCTTGACATCAATAAAAATTTGCTTGTTCCTGGTGAATTCGTTATCGTAGAAGCTTATGATATCATAGACCCAGAAACATATTCTGATGTGTGGAATGATCGTTGGTTGCAAAACTATTCTTCAGCGTTGATACGCGAACAGTGGGGTTTAAATCTTACGAAGTTTACAAACATGCAGCTTTTAGGTGGTGTGCAGTTTAATGGAGAACAAATTCTTTCTGAAGCTAAAGCAGACCGTAAAGAAATGGAAGAACAGGCTATACAAAGTCTTCAACCACTCACATATAACTTTATCGGATAACTCATGGCTACCAATGTTTTCTTTCAGAATTATGATTATTTTAATGAGCAGCAACTCATTGAAGATCTGGTTATTGAATCAATTCAAATTTATGGTCTAGATACGATTTATCTCACTAGATCTTTACAAGCAGAAGACGCAATTCTGAATGAAGATGATCTGTCAATTTTCGATGAATCTTATGAAATTGATATGTACATTAAAAGTGTGGATGGATTTGAAGGTGAAGGTGACTTCCTCAGCAGGTTTGGTCTGCAAATACGAGACAGCGTAACTTTTTCAGTTGCAATACGAACTTTTGAAAAGTTTGTGACTAGACACCAACCGCTGAAGGTTCGACCGCTTGAAGGCGATCTTATTTTTATGCCAATGAATGGTAAGTTTTTCAAAGTAACACACGTAGAACACGAAAGTATTTTCTATCAATCTGGTGCTCTTCAAATATTTGACATCAAGTGTGAACTTTTTGAATATTCAAATGAGAGATTTGATACTGGAAGACCACTTATTGATAACTTCTATGATGACATTAAGACTGATAGAATTGGTGACCTCGTAACTCTCAAAGAAGTAGATCCGATTGCACGCAATATCGACTTTGAAAGAGAAGGTAATGGCTTCATTGACTTTACTGAAATTGATCCATTCAGCGAAGTAATTACAAATCCAAGAACAAATTCTGCGAGCGCAGACTCCACAATAATTACTGCCGATAATATAGTAATAACCACAGATATAGTCTAAGAGGAAACAATGGTACAAAGAATCATAAACATAGGTGCTGCGGCTAATGACGGTACTGGTGATCCGATACGTGATGCCTTTACTAAAGCAAATGAAAACTTTACTGAAATATATGCATCAGTAGATACAATTCCGACTGACATTAGTGAATTGACGGATGCTAACAACATAATTTTCTCAAGAGATTATAGCGATCTTGCAAATACTCCGTTTATTCCAAGTGATATTAGTGAATTGACTGATGCTAATAATGTTTTAGGCGCTGCGATACCAACAGATATTAGTGATTTAGTAGACTCTACTGGGCTTTTATTTTCAGGTGAATACACAGATCTTGCAAATACGCCATTTGTACCAGTTGATATTTCAGATCTAACAGATATTGACGAATTACTGACTAAGATCGATGTGGTAAATGTAAGAGAAAGTTTTACTGCAGTATCCAGTGTTTCGAGTTTTCATGCGCAAGATTGTTCTGACGGGCATGTAGTTTATTTTACATCACCAGCATCCAATTTTGACGTAAATTTTTATAACCTAGATTTAGATCAGGGTAAATCTACTGCGTTTACTGTAGTTATAAATCAGGGCAGTACGGCTTATATTCCGCAAAATATTTCTATAAACGCAATTCCGCAGATTGTTTATTGGCAAGGTGGCTTAGAACCAACCGGAACCACAAATGGCGTAGACGTAATTTCTTTTTCTGTTTTGAACACATCTGGAGATTACATAGTTTTAGGTCAATCCAGCGGTTTTGAGGAAGCGTAATGCTCAGTAGTTTTTCATCTTCATTTTCTTTTGGTAAAATGTCAAAGGTTTTTCCTTCGCCTTATCAAAACGCAATATTGGTTCTTGATCTAGATGGTGAAAACTATTCAGGTTTTGGATCTGAATGGCCTGATACTTCTAGATATAAAAACGATGCATTTGCTGTAAACCACGTTACGAGATATACTGCTAATGGTCAGTTTTATTTTACACTTGAGGGCAGTCTCATTTTAGAGGAGTTTATACCAACTGATGTAGAAGTTGGTGATGACGGCGAAAGCGGTATAGGGGCTAATACGATAACCGGTAACACAGCACCTTCTAACACAGTCATTGATACATCAGAACGCTTTACAGTTATAGACGATACATCATTAGATATTGAAGGACAAATTTCTTTTGAAATGTGGCACAAAATTGATACTCTTCAAGGGGCCGATCCAACAGTTCTTTTTTCTAAGGTTGCTGAGGTTGAAGCAAACACTTACATAGGTTATTATGGTTATGTTGATAGCGGTGGATACAAATTTTCGTTTGGTAATTCCGCAAATAATCAAGTTCTTGAATATGCAACAACACCAACAATAGATGTATGGCAGCATCTCGTAGTATCTATATCAAACGTTGGTAGTTCAGTATATATGAACGGAGTTGAAGTGGCTAATTCTAGTTACACGTCAACATCAACATCTTCTAATGATTCTAATATAATAATAGGTTCTGCGATTTACGGCACTATCGGTGAAAGCATTACTGATATGTATAGCTTTGATGGTGATATAGCAGCATTCAGAATATACGATGGTACTCTTACAGCAGAAGAAGTACTGGTCAATTTTAATGAAAAGAAATCAAGGTTTGGATTATAATGGCATTTGTAAACACATTCTATAACGCCACAACTCGAAAATATATAGCTCTTTTTGGTACGCTTTTTAACAAAATTGTGGTCAATAGATATGACAATGAAGGAGTTGAACAGCAAGGTATTGTAGTACCAATTGCTTATGGTCCGTTTCAAAAGTTTCTTGCTAAAATAACTCAAGATCCAGAATTTACGCAGACTTCCGCGATTACACTTCCTCGTATGTCGTTTGAAATTAATAATATGGTTTATGACGGAACAAGAAAGATTGGTTCAACTCAAAAAATTCGTAAAGAAAATAAAACGGAAACCAATGGCGCACGTGACTTTTCTTGGTCTGGAGCACCTTACAATATTGACTTTTCGCTTTATATTATGACCAAGTACTCAGAAGATGCGGTAAAAATTGTAGAGCAAATAATTCCATTTTTCAAACCAGAATGGACAACTACAGTCAAGCTCATCGACGATTTAGATCCCATTGACATTCCTCTTATTCTCAATGGAGTGACAAATGAAGAATTATATGAAGGATCATTCGAAGAAAGAAGATCTGTGCTTTGGACGCTAAATTTTACTATGAAATGTTGGTACTTTGGACCAGAGCGCAAAAAGAAAGTTATCAAGTTTATTGATGCTCAGATGTACAATACTACAGATGATAACGCGGATCCAGTAGAAGCAGTTAGAGTATTTCCAGGGCTTACTTCAGATGGTCAACCTACAAGTAGCGCTAACAACTCTATTCCATATGCTGATATCGAATTTGATGATGATTGGTCTGTGATTACGGTAATTGAAGAGGATCTATAATGAATGACGATGCACTATCTAAATCTCTTGGCTTAAGACCACTCGAAGAAGCAAAAAAAGAAGATCTTCCAGTTATCGTAGAAGAAGAAAAAGAAATACTTCCAGTTGAACCTAATACCTTAGCTGATGAAAATATTCTAGATATTGAAAAGGCTAGAGGAAACATCAAAAACATCATAGAACAGGGCGATGATGCTCTCAAGGAAATGATGGAACTTGCAAAGCAATCTGAGTCACCTCGAGCTTTTGAGGTAGCTTCTACACTCATGAAAACTCTTCTTGACGCAAACAAAGACTTTGTAGATATGTCAACAAAGAAAAAGTATGCAATTGAAGAGAAAAATGGACCGAAAGAAACAGCTCAGACTAATGTTACGAATAACAATTTAATACTTTCGACTGCTGACTTGCTCAAAATGATCAAGGGTGATATCGATGGCTGAAGGATATCTTGGCAATCAACATCTCAAAAAGTCGAGTACTCCAATTGAGTGGACTCCTGAATTACTCAAAGAGTATGCTAAGTGTGCACAAGATCCGATCTATTTTGCGAAGAAATACATCAAGATCGTTCACGTTGACCACGGTCTTATCCCATTTGATATGTATGATTATCAAGCAGATATTGTAGAAAAAATTACAAACAATCGAAGAGTTGCTGTTCTTACGGCTCGGCAATCTGGTAAAACTACTACGGCGGTTGCGGTGATTCTTCATTACATTCTTTTCAACGAGTTTAAGACTGTAGCAGTTCTTGCAAACAAGGGTGACTCTGCAAGAGAAGTTCTTGGTAGAATTCAACTTGCATATGAAGCATTGCCTAATTGGTTGCAGCAAGGTGTTGAAGAATGGAACAAGGGTAACATTACGCTTGAAAACGGCTGTAAAATCTACGCGGGTACAACTTCATCTTCTGCTATCCGTGGTAAATCTATTTCATTCTTGTATCTTGATGAGGTCGCGTTTATCGAAGGTTACGACGAGTTTTTCGCATCAGTATATCCTACAATTTCATCTGGTGAGTCTACAAAGCTTCTTATGACATCCACGCCAAACGGTTTAAACCACTTCTGGAAAACCTGTAAAGGTGCAGAAGAAAAAACAAATGGTTATGAGTTTGTGAAAGTTATGTGGAGCGATGTTCCGGGCCGAGATGAAAATTGGAAACAGGAAACGCTTGAAGCGCTTGACCATGATTTAGAAAAGTTCAACCAAGAATATTGCTGTCAATTCTTAGGTAGTTCAGGTACACTGATATCTGGTACAAAACTTAAAGAGCTCGACTATTCAAAACCTATCATGGAAAAAGAAGGCTTGTGTCAATACGAAAGACCAACTCCTGGTTCTACTTATGTGATGACTGTTGACGTTTCTCGCGGTAAGGGTCTCGATTATTCTACTTTTAATATCATAGACGTCACTCAAATGCCTTATAAACAGGCTTGTACTTATCGTGAAAACTTTATTGGACCAGTTGATTTTGCATCTATTATTTTCAGAATGGGCAAATTTTATAATGAAGCTGCGGTTCTCATAGAAATAAACGATATTGGCGAGCAGGTATCTGATACTCTTACTATGGATTACGGTTATGAAAATATGCTGTTTACTGAAAACGCTGGAAGAAGCGGAAAACGTATATCAAGCGGTTTCGGCAAACGAGCTGATAATGGCATACGCACTACAAAAACTGTAAAGTCTGTTGGCTGCTCAATGCTCAAAATGCTTATAGAGCAAAATCAACTTATTATACAAGACTATAACACTATTCAAGAGCTTTCTCGTTTTTCTAAAAAGGGTGGCTCATATGAAGCTGAGTCTGGATGGCATGACGATCTTGTAATGAACTTAGTAATTTTTGCTTGGCTTTCAGATCAAGCGTTTTTCAAAGATATGACTGACATAAACACACTGTCAAAGCTTCGAGAAAAAACTGACCAAGAAATAGAAGACGATTTGCTTCCATTTGGTTTTATTGACTCTGGACCGTCTGAGTTAGAAACCGCAAAACCCGGTTTTCAACCAGTAAATGGTGGGTTCATGGCCGATTTCTAAATATTATAAATATACTGAGAATCAAAATAAATAACTCAATGTACATTAGAAGGAGACAAAAATGGCATTCTCAGTAAGCCCTTCCGTCATTGTTCGAGAAATTGATGCCAGTGCGGTGATTCCAGCAACTAGTACGCCACCAGCAGCAATTGCTGGCGTATTTCGCTGGGGTCCAGTCAATGAGGCAATTCTTGTAACATCAGAAGATGATCTTGTAGCTCGTTTCGGTAAACCAACCGACAATAACTATGAAACATTTTTCACTGCAGCAGATTTTCTGTCATATTCAAACGCTCTTTACGTAGTTAGAGCGCATGATGCGGCTGCAAATAGTATCGCAGAATCAACAAATTTTAAAGCAAAATATCCTGGAGCGCTTGGAAACTCTCTTGAAGTTTCTTATGTAACTCCAGGCGACTATCAAGAAGACATCGCAGATGTAGGTGATTTGTTTGGAGCGATAACATTCAATTCAAATACGATTACCTTTTCAACAGAAACCGCTACTGGAATTGCAAATACTATTGTAAATTCTATTGCGGAAAATGATGTTATTCGCATTGGTAATGACTCAACTGGTTACCAAGAATTATACGTATCTGTAGTAGGTTCTGAAACTACAGATGGTGCAAATAGCTCAGTTATCGTTTCGTTTACAAATAAATACACACTTTCAGAATTAGATCTAGCAGATCTGAAGGTTGAACGTAAGTGGAGATATTCAAGTCTATTTGGATCTGCTTCTAGCGCAGGCCATATTCACATCGTAGTAAGAGATAAAAACGGAACTATTACTGGCTCAGCAGGAACTATTCTTGAAACATTTGCAAATGTTTCTACTACTGTTGGTGCAAAACTAACAGATGGTACAGCAAACTATTACAAGACAGTTCTTGAAAACAGATCTGCTTGGATAAGTGCATCTGATACTAGTATTACTGCAGCCGCGCCAGTTACGGAATATGAAACACTAGCAGGAGGCGCGGATAGCTTAGATGAATCTAGTATCGGTCTCGGCGCTCTTGCTACAGCTTACGATTTGTTTGCAGATGCAAAAGAACTTGACATTTCGTTTGTTCTTCAAGGCAAAGCCAATACCGTCATGGTTAACAATCTTCCTACGCATGCAAACCTAGCAAACTACATAGTTTCTAATGTAGTAGATAAACGTAGAGATTGTATTGCTTTCCTATCACCGCCAAAGGAAGCTGTTGTAGACATCGCTGCTTCAAATTCTAAACTCAACGCAGTTATTGCATTTCGTAATCTTGTTCAATCATCTTCTTATTGGTTCATGGATAGCGGATATAAGTACCGCTACGATAAGTATAACGACGTATATCGTTGGGTACCTCTCAATGGCGATATTGCAGGTATTACGTCAAGAACCGAATCTTGGGAATCTCCCGCTGGTTACAAGCGTGGTATTATAAAAAATGTAATTAAGATTGCGTTTAATCCAAATAAGACTCAAAGAGATGCGCTTTATGGCGCAAATGTAAACTCTGTAATGTCAATTGCAGGTCAAGGCATTTTGCTCTTTGGAGATAAAACTGGACAAGGCGGAGTTACTGAATCTGGTCAAATTGGAGCTAGTGCGTTTGATCGTATTAACGTTCGTCGCCTATTCATTACTGTAGAAAAAGCAATTGCTAATGCTGCTGAGCAGTTTCTATTTGAATTCAACGATGAGTTTACTAGAACTCAGTTCAAGAATTTAGTTGAACCATTTCTTAGAGACATTCAAGGTCGCCGTGGTATCATTGATTTTAGAGTAATATCAGACGAAACAGTAAATACTCCAAACGTCATTGACCAAAGTATGTTCAAAGCAAACATATTCATTAAACCAGCCCGTTCTATCAATGTTATCGAACTTACATTCGTTGCTACCAGAACTGGTGTCGAGTTTGATGAAATTGTCGGTCAAATCGCCTAATAAATAGATAAAAGGAGAAAAAAATGGCCTTCAATATACAACAATTTAAATCAGAGTTAGTGGGGGGCGGCGCTCGCCCCACGCTATTCCAAGTTCAAATCACGAACCCAATTAATCCAGCAGCAGATCTGAAGGTGCCATTTATGGTATCTACAGCTGCTCTTCCTGGTTCTACTGTCGGAACAATTCCTGTTCCTTATTTTGGCAGAACTGTAAAGTATGCTGGAGACAGAACTTTTGAAGATTGGTCCGTAACAGTTATAAACGACGAAGACTTCCTGGTACGTAATGCAATGGAATCGTGGATGAACGCTATCAATAGTCACGATAGTAATACGAGAGCTCTTCCACAAAATTATAAATCTACTGGTTTGATTACTCAATATAGTAAAAATGGAAGTCCAATTCGTACATATATCTTCGAAGGTATTCATCCAATTTCTGTAGAACCAATTCCAATGTCTTGGTCTACAACAGATCAAATCGAAGAATTTGGTGTAACATTCCAGTATGATCTATGGAGAGTTGAAGGTTCCACCGGTATTTCTACAACATAATTGAGGATAAATTAAATAATGCGTATATTTGGATTCGAAATACGAAGACCTGAAGACGAGGAGGACATCAGCAAACAGCCGATGTCCTTCGTCGAACCTACAAACGATGACGGTGCTATCACTATAGGAAGTGCTCTTGGCGGTTCCTATGGTATGATGCTTGATATGGAGGGTGCAGCAAAGACTGAGGCTGAGCTTGTTACCAAGTATCGTAGCATGGCTATGCAAACTGAGATTACTCAGGCCGTAGATGAAGTTGTAAACGAAGTAATCAGTATTGATTCACATGAAAAAGTTGTTGAAGTAGTTCTTGATGACACTGAATTGCCAGAAAAAGTAAAAGAAAGAATTATAGAAGAATTTGATAATGTCTTGAGTTTACTTGACTTTTCAAATAATGCATATGATATATTTTATCGCTTTTATGTAGACGGTCGTCTAAATTATCATATTATGATTGATAACGAAAATCTCAAAGAAGGTATCTATGAGCTTCGTTATATTGATCCAAGAAAACTCAGGCTTGTAAAAGAAATTGATAAAAGAGAAAGAGATCCTCATTCTGGAATTCCGGTAAAGCGTGTAAAGTCAGAGTACTTTATGTACTCTGAAAATGGCTTCGGAAGTTCTAAAGGTTCTCAAACGGATACGACTACGCAAGGTTATCGCATTGCAAAAGACTCTATTGCACGTATTACTTCTGGCATTCTCAATGAAAACAATTCTATGGTTCTTGGCCATTTGCATCCAGCAATCAAGCCATTGAACCAACTTCGTATGCTTGAAGACGCTGTCGTGATCTATACTCTTACAAGAGCACCTGAACGTCGTATTTTCTACATTGACGTTGGTAACTTGCCGAAGGCTAAGGCTGAACAGTATCTTCACGATATGATGGTTCGCCATAAAAACAAGCTGCAGTATGATTCTACTTCTGGTGACATCACAGACTCCCGTCGTTTCATGACTATGACTGAAGATTTTTGGTTTCCGCGTCGTGGTGGAGAAAGATCTACCGAAGTTGATCTTCTTGCTGGTGGTAATTCACAAGCTCTTAGTTCTGATGAAAACTTGCTATACTTTCAAAAACAACTTTACAAGTCACTTCGAGTTCCAGTTTCAAGACTTGAGTCTGAAACGATGAACGCTTTTGGCAGAGTTTCTGAAATAAGTAGAGATGAACTTAAGTTCGGAAAATTTGTGCGTAGACTTCGTGCAAGATTCTCTCAGCTTTTTGATACGATTCTTGAAAAGCAGTTAATTCTGAAAGGTGTCATAGATCCAGAAGAATGGGCTGAAATCAAAGACAAAATTCGTTACGACTTCATGAAAGACAACTATTACGAAGAACTTAAAAGTGCTGAAATTCTGCGTGAAAAAATGTCAACGCTTCGTGAAGTTGAAGAACAAGTCGGAAAGTACTTCTCAAGAGAATGGGTAATCAAAAACGTTCTTTTCTTGTCTGAGGATGATTGGAAAGAAATGAAAAAGCAAATTGACAAAGAAAAAGAATCCGAAGATCAAGAAATGGATAACATGGCAGGTGATCAACCGCCGCCTGAACAGCCAGATCAAGAGGCTGAGGAATCATTGCGAGTTATAAATAACAAAAATAATCAAATTGGGAGTACACGAGAATGAAATCTTTCAGAAAACTCGTTTCAGAAGTAGCTCAGCCAAAAGCTGGAGATGAAGTTCACTTCAAGGCAAAGCACGAGGTTGAAAAGTTTCCGCACAGTCATGCTGGCGATGAAACTTTTAAAGGCGCAACTAAAAAAGCGCCAAAGCGCATCGCAGATCATGAAAAAGGCGATGATCAAGCTGTTTATGAAGCAAAAAAGCTTGATCCAGTCGGAAAAGAAGATGATGACATTGACAATGATGGCGATGTAGATTCATCTGATAAGTACCTTCACTCTCGTCGTAAAGCTATTTCAAAGGCTATGAAAAAAGAAGCTGCCGAAGAGCTCGATGAAATTAGCAAAAAGACTCTTGGTTCATACGTTAAAAAAGCATCTGATGATATGGCAAATAACGCATATACTCTTGGAGCACGTGACCCTCTTAAACCAAAGGGCAGCTGGGGTAAGTCTTTTAAGCGTAGAGCTGGTATTGCAAAAGCAACAGATCGTCTTACGAAAGAAGAAGTAGAGCTCGATGAAGCTCGCAAGAGTTCTTCATATCAATTTACTCATAAGCCGGGTGATGCTGAGTCTGAAAAGAAATTGGCTGACCTTAAAAAATCTGTAAAGGGAACTGGTAAGCGCGTTGTGTTGCAGGGTCGCTTAGGTAAAGATAATCCTAATGCTCATAAGTATTCTAAGGATGCGCCTAGAGCACAATATAACGATGGTAAGCGTGTAAATAGCGACGTCTCAGGAAAGTCTGGCGCACATTCGCATCAGCGTATTCAAAAAGCAGATGCTGCCCATCATGACGTATATGTTTATGATCGTAATGAATCAGTAGAACTTTCAGAACTCTCACCAAACCTTCTTCATCGCTACATCAAGAAATCTACAGGAGATGCAGCTGGTACTGCAGCAGGAATGGGAGCCGATGCAGCAAAAGGTAAGGTAAATACAAATTCTGCTCGTAAACTTGGTAATCGTATGAAGGGCATTTCCGGTGCTTCAGGTCGTCTTGCTGATAAAGCAAACATGGCTGAGAACGCATGGGAAGAAGTTCCAATGATGATGCGTCAGCTTCAGTTCATTACATACGCTGCTGAAGAGATCATGGAATACCTAGACACCGCTGTAGATCCAGAAGAGTGGTTCCAGAACAAACTAGCTAACATTCACGAACAGATGCAAACGTTACAAGCGTATGCCGAAGGCGACATGCGTATGATGTCTAGAATGGGTGGAATGTATGGTGAAGAAGTCGAGCTTGATGAAGCTTCTCCTACAAAAAAAGCAATTGCAAGAGCTCTTCAGGGTATGAAGGTTCAACCAAAGGATAAAATTTCTGTAAAGAAAGCTCCCTGGGAAAAGAATGAAGAAACTCAGCTTGAAGAAGCAGTAAAGCCAGGCCGTCTTAAGCTTGACGACGGCGCAACAGTTACAGTCTCAAAAAATGACGCAGACGTAGTCAATCAGATGTTCAATGATCTGAACGCGAAAAACCGTAAAAAGATGCAAGATACTATGATGTCTGATAAAGCTGGCTTCGATGAGATCGTAGGCTTTGCGAAGGAGGCACTATAATGATTATAAAACCGCACAATATAGAAATTACAGTTTCTACAGCAAATACGGTATATGATGCTCCTTTAGTAAGAGTGTATGCTTCTGCAAATACACTTATTACAATTGAAGACGTAACTGCAAATACTACAATTAGTACTTTCACGATGGCTGAGAATACAGTAGAAATTGTAGAAAAAATTAAGACGCATTCAATTTTTGGCGACAGCGACATTCTGTGCGTTCCAGTGTCCTATAAAGGCTAATTATAAATAAAAGTAAAAGGATCGCAAAAATGAAACTGATCACAGAAGTATTTAACGATGACTGTTCTGTTCTTACTGAATCAAATGAAGAAGGCAAAAAGCAGTACTTCATTGAAGGTATCTTCATGCAAGGTGACCTAAAAAATCGCAATGGCAGAATTTATCCTTCTGCTGTGCTTGAAAAGGAAATGAACCGCTACAACAAGGACTTTGTTGAAACCAAGCGCGCTCTTGGAGAGCTCGGTCATCCTGATGGACCGCAGATCAACGGCGATCGCGTATCTCATCTTATTACTGAAATGAAGCGTGACGGTTCAAACTTTGTTGGTAAGGCAAAGATCCTTGGTACGCCAATGGGTAACATCGTAAAGACGTTCATTGATGAAGGTGTAAAGGTCGGTGTTTCTACAAGAGGTCTTGGTTCTGTAAAGCAAACAAAAGAAGGTATTATGGAAGTACAAGATGACTTTCATTTAGCTACTGTTGATGTTGTTACTGATCCTAGTGGACCGAACTGTTTTGTAAATGGTATTATGGAAAACACTGAATACTACTATGATATTACTTCCGGTGCTTGGAGAGCTCAAGAGTTTATCGAAGAAGCAGCCAAGGAAGTAAAAAAGCAGTATACAAGAACAGTTCGTAGGATTGATGAATCTGACGCGGCTCGTTTGTTTGAAAACTTTGTAAAGAGCCTCCAAAAATAAACTTTTATAAATAGAAATGTATAATAAATGAAATCCACAATAAAAGGAGAAGAACACATGGCAAATGACCTAGAAGAAAAGTTCGTTGCTGATGATGGTGTATCCACAGTTCCTGGTACTGTCACACCCGCAGGCGGCGCGTCAAAAAAGAAATTAGCAGATGTTGATAAGAAAGTAGATGCAAAGGCTGATAAGCTTGACAGCACTACTCCTGGTCAAACTGGGGTTGCTGAAGAAGTAGAAGAAGAAATCTCTATTGAAGAGTCTATTGCTTCTATTTTTGAAGGTATGGATCTTTCTGAAGACTTCAAAGGTAAGGTTACAATGGTATTTGAAGCTGCAGTAAATGAAGCTGCTGCAGAAAAAACAAATGCTATTACATCAGAGCTTGAAGAAGAATTTGAAAAGCAGCTTAACGATTCAATCGACGAAGCTATGGAAGAGATCGTAGAAAACCTCGACTCATATCTCGACTACGTAGTCAATGAGTGGCTTCAGGAAAATGAAGTTGCTATCGAAACTGGCATCAAAGTTGAAATGGCAGAGTCTCTTATGGGAGGTCTCAAGGAACTCTTCGCAGAGCATAATATCGAAATTGATGAAGAAACAATCGATGTAGTTGCTGGACTTGAAGAAGAAATTGCTGAACTCAAGGGCGAGATCAACAAGACAATCCATGAAAATATCGAACTTTCAAATGCTGTACATTTTCTTGAAGCAGAAAAAGTATTTGAAGAAATGACTGAAGGTCTTACAGTTTCTCAACGTGAGCGCCTTAGAACACTTTCAGAAAATCTAGATGTAAAAGATCTTGATTCTTATGCTTCAAATCTTGAAACTCTCAAGGAATCTTTCTTCAAGAAGTCTAAGCCTTCTTTGAACGAGAGTACCTACGAGGATGAAGATGAAATCATTACTGAAGAAGAAATCAAGAAGCCTTCTTCTAATTATGCAACTGTAAACGCACTAGTTGAAGCACTCGATGCACGTAGCTCCAAGAAGTGAAAAAACACATTTTATAAATAAATCCATATAACAACAACCATAGGAGATAGACAATATGACAAAGTCAAACTATCAAGCTTTGGTCGAAAAGTGGGGTCCCGTACTCGAGCACACTTCTTTCGACCCAATTAAGGATCAGCATAGAAAAGCAGTTACTGCTACGATTCTTGAAAATACTGAGAGAGCACTTGCTGAATCTGGCGATCAGTCAGTTTCTATGAGTTCACTTCTCATGGAAACACCGACGAACGCAGCAGGCACAGGCGGCTATGGCGGTACTGCAGCTGCAGGCGGCCCAGTTGCTGGTTACGATCCAGTACTTATCAGCCTCGTACGTCGTGCAATGCCAAACCTAATCGCATACGATATTGCTGGTGTTCAGCCAATGACTGGTCCAACCGGTCTTATCTTTGCAATGCGTTCGCGTTACACATCCCAGACTGGTGCTGAAGCATTCTATAATGAAGCAGATACAGACTTCTCCGGCACAGGTACTCACACAGGTACTATGCCAGTGGATGATGTTGCTAATACAACACAGATCAGCACAGGCACAGGAATGTCCACTTCAGTTGCTGAATCTCTTGGTGCAGATGGTGCAAATACTTTCGCAGAGATGGCATTCTCTATCGAAAAAGTTACTGTAGCTGCTAAAAGCCGCGCGCTAAAAGCAGAATACACGACTGAACTTGCGCAGGATCTAAAAGCTGTTCACGGTCTTGACGCAGAGACAGAACTTGCAAATATCCTACAGTCTGAAATCCTTGTAGAAATCAACCGCGAACTCGTTCGTACGATCTATACAAATGCTGTAACTGGTGCTGCAAACACAGCTTCAGCTGGCGTGTTCGACATGGATGTTGACGCAAACGGTCGTTGGTCAGTTGAGAAGTTCAAGGGTCTGATGTTCCAAATCGAGCAAGAAGCTAACGCGATTGCAAAAGACACCAGACGTGGTAAGGGTAACATCGTTATCTGTTCTTCTGATGTAGCATCCGCTCTTCAGATGGCAGGTGTTCTCGATTACACTCCAGCACTGAACGCAAACGCACTGAACATTGACGATACAGGTAATACCTTCGCGGGTGTACTGAATGGTCGCTTCCGCGTATACATCGATCCATATGCAGCAGGTAACTACCTGGTGGTTGGTTATAAGGGTTCCAGCGCATTCGATGCAGGCCTCTTCTACTGCCCATACGTTCCACTGCAGATGTACCGCGCAGTTGGTGAGAATAGCTTCCAGCCAAAAATCGGCTTCAAAACCCGTTACGGCATGGTTGCTAACCCATTCGCTGAAGGTGGTATCAACTCTGGTGTTTCGACTACACTCGGTCGTCTTCAAACCAACACAAACAAGTACTACCGTAGAGTTCGTATCAGCAACCTCTTCTAATAATAAGAACTCGGCTAACGAGTCAAAGACTAAAGGCGGAACTTCGGTTCCGCCTTTTTTTATGTTCTGATATATGTAGCAGTTGATCTAGTGGCCACCAGTAACCACGATCGATTAGATTAGGTAACCTACCAACATTTCATAGTGGTTACTGGTGGACAACTGGTTACACCATACCAAGAGCAGTTGTGTACATTTCAAGTAGTGCTTCTTCGTTTGCGATATCATCACGGTTACGCTTACGTATGTTAATTACCTTACGAAGAATCTTAGTGTCGTATCCACTACCTTTTGCTTCTTGCATAACTTCTTTTTGAGCGTCGGCAATGTCTTGCTTTTCAGTTTGAAGCCGTTCCCAGCGTTCAATAAAGGCACGCAGTTCATCGGGTACTACACCGTATGTAGTATCATTTGTAGTATCGTTCATTATAATTTTCCTTCTTTTCTTAGTTGTTTGCGAATTTTTGTTGCACTAATATTGTGGATGGTTTCTCCAAGATCGTGTTCTGTAAACGTATATCCAACGCCACGACCATAACTGATATCTACGATATTGGGCACACATAAAATTAGATATTCGTGACCATTTTCATAACCCTCTTTACGAAGAGCTTCTTCAATGTTTTGAATTACATCAATTTCCCCAAAGGGATTATCATTTTGATTTGCAGTTCTTCCAGCACCAGCATCACCATCAAATTTATAGACGTCTCGTACCATAATACATACTTGGCCTGTAGTCTCAAAAGCCTTTTTGAAAAGAGCCGTATGTCCATCATGCCATGGTTGCCAACGCCCGAGCATTTGAACTGTTGGCTTTTTCCAATCAAACATTATGCGTGTACTCCTGCTATTTTGTTTACGACTGAAACAATTTCATCATCGTTCAAAAACTTTTCAATTACTAAATCTGCGTGTGAAGGAGTCTCGAATAAATGATTTGTATCCTCATATTGACTATGTTGAATTGTATTCATCCAAATTGTAAAGTCTGCTTCAAAAATATGACGATGTAAAGCAGTAGGACAAATAAAGTCGCAAATTACTGTAGAACCTTGAGCCTTTTCATAATCAGCTAGATTCATCATGCGTCTTGCCTGGCGAATACGACCTTTTTCAGAAAATTCCCAGTCGTTTGCCATTTGCCTAACTGCATCTGCGTTGAACCATGCGCAGTCTAAGTATTTTTGCAGTCTTTCTGCCAAATACGTCTTACCAGAACCTGGCAAACCCATTATAAGTACTTTCATATTTTACTCCTCTTTATCAAAGATTTTTTGAAAAATCACAGCCATTACGAGTACTGTGCCTTGCAAAACTACAATACCAGCAAAAAACGGATACCCAATATTGAAGAGTTGAACACCAGTAATAATGGTAGCAAATTGCATCAAGAATCTATAACCAAATTCTTTATGCTTTTTTTGTTCAAGCTTTTCAATTTCAAAGTTTGGTGTGAGTGCAGCAGATACGCCTAAAACAAATATGAAAGTACTAATAACTATATGAAAAACACTTGGCACTAAGAACCATAAAATTCCAGTATATTGTACACCAAATACTCCTATAATATGGACGATAGTCCAAAAAAGATATCCCATTTTATCTCCTAAAAGTGATATGGCAGCTTACGCCGCCATATCCAGTGCCAAATTAAGAGCATCTACCTTGCGCTTTGCGTTTCCACCAAACCAAGCAGAAGTCATGCGAGTATCATCACTGCGTCCTAGCTCGTGATCAGTGAGATAGGTAACCGCGTTGTAAACATTCCACCAGCTGCCTGGCTTGAAGTCTGCACCAGGAGATGTTTCAACTAGTTCAACTGCTCGTTCTGCAGTACGAGAAAGATCTTTATCTTCCTTAGATGAAAGACCGAAGACCTTACCGAAGTATTGTTGAAGATCATTTTTGATGTAGCTTTTTGAACCAAGAAACTCTGCAGCTTCCTTAAAGTTCTCAACGCGGCTGTGAGACAAGCCAAGGATTTCTTTTACACGATCTGCGTTGAACTCTGCGCGGTGGTTTACGCGAACAGACGGTTGGCCTTTTTCAGTCAGTGCAATCGAAAGAGTATTATTGCATACTACTCGTTCAAGAACAAACTTGACGTCGATAGACTTGCCATACATATGAGGATTAGAAAAAAGAAGATAACCGCGAACCTCGTCACCGCCAAAAAGTTCAAAGCCGTCGCGAACATCTGCGAGAGCCCAAACGATGCGCCCATCCTTAAGAGAACCAGCGGTATCCATTACCATATCGCCGTTTGCGACGAAGTCAGTAAAGAATTCAAACGCGTCGCGGTTTTGAACAGGGTTCCAGCCCTTGCCAACTTGAGACAAGATTTTTCCGTCAGTCGAACGAACAAGCGATTGCTGACCTGTAGAGATACGTTTACCATTGAAGTCGATAAAGGAATCTACCTTTTCAACTTCCCAATCGACTCCAGCGACCTGCATCATTTCGAGAGGAGTCATGTCGTCAGAAACCGGATTACCAAGGCGATGCCAAGGTTTTCCCTGCGATGCGCGGTATGCCATTTGAGCTTCACCGTTGATCATTTCAAGTTCGTGTGCCATGATGTAGTTCCTTTTCAGTTTGATTTACCTTATAGAATCATAATATATTATGGTTCTCAGTTTGTCAACTCATTTTTTAAATTCATTTCAACTTCTTCAAACATTTTTCCAGGAGTCGCAAAGAACCAAGCTTTTCCATCCCAAAGGTACGTGTATTCTGCGCCGTAGTAGTCGTAGCCATTTTTCATAAATTGCACTACAGACTCATAAGGAATTGCGATCTCATTATGAACAGACTCTTGGCGAGTTTTTGCATAATCAGAATAAAGCCCAGACATGTAACCGCCACGAGCAACGATTTCCGCGTCGTACTGTGTGTTATAGTGCTCAACAAGCATGCGACCAACGCCTTCAAGATATCCATCATAGTGACAGTAAGAAGCAGTAACTGAGTCATCTTTTGCATTGTAAATGCCGATCATCGCGTGAGTACCCATAGTATATTCCTTTTCCCTTTTGATATTATTAGAGTATACTGATTCGGAACAAATGTCAACACCTAATGCACTTTATTTGAAACCATTTCAATGTTGTCCATCAGACTGTGAACGTGGTCTCCATAACCAGCTTTGATCAAATCTACAACATGCACATATCTGCCGTCTGCTTCAATTGGCGCTATGAAGTATTGTTCTTCGCTCATGTCCGTGCCGCTCTTTGCAAATTTGAGTGCAGACTCTTCATCTTTAAAGGAGTAAGCCTTTATGATATCAGCCGCATCATTTTTTGCAAAAATAACATACTTGAGATAGGTGCCTAAAAATACACCCATTTCTTTGTTTATAAGGAGATACCGAGTGCTCATCAAAGACCGTAGTCGTAGCGAGGATTATTAGGATCGGTTTGAGCTGATATGATCATTTCCATTTCAAGACGCTCAGCGTGTTCTTCTTGCAACTCTGCAATGTGAAGGATTTCTTCTTTTATAGTTTGAAGGTCGTGTCCAAAACGATCAGCACGGCGAAGAAGATTGCGGAGTTGTTTAGCAAATTCATATTGATCAATCATTGCAGGTTCCTTTTTGTTTTACCTATTATGATACTATACTGATTCTAAAGCTTTGTCAACTTTTTCAAACCATTCTGGAACATTTCGTTTTGACCAAACCATTTTGAATCGAGCTTGCTTAGTTTGATAGAATTTACGATATGAACCTACCACGTCGTTTGGAAACATGCACTCAGGATTTGATTGCATAGCAAGAGGCTGAGGTGTTAGATAACCAACTGGAATATTTTGCGGAAGACTTTGTAGAGTCTTTCTAAGTAGCTTGTCAGTAGAATGTACTTTTCCATAACGATAAGTGTACTCATCACAAAGTGCAGCAAAGTGTACCCAATGCCACGTATAGTTATTGTTTGATTGCATACTCCAAACTGTACACGGATGATGCATGTGTACTGCTTTATAGAGAGTACTTTCGCGCTTATCTGGAAGTTGCCAGTAACGAGACATCGTTTTACCAGATTTAGAAGGTCGTCGTTCTTCCGTGCCGTCAAGCATACGATGAGCAGTTGAAAGCATTTGCGCGCTTTCAACGATCATTTTTACCACGTGTTTATCGCACTGCAATTGCGCTGCTTTGACTGGGTCTTTATCAAGAATGAATAAGTTCATATTGTGTTTGTCCTACGCCAAGAATGCCGAGTTCTACTGATTTGATATGATTGCACTTGTAAGTCATACGCTTTTTGCAATTGCACGAAAAGCCATCATTATGCATCTCAACTTCGCAACCTCTAAAGGGCCACACGGTGCCGATGAGATAATGACTTTCCGTATTGATTGACTTGGGAACTATCCGGTTCATATTAAGCTGCAAACCGCATTTTTGCCATACGCTCGTCACACTTGTAAAGCTTACCGTCTGTGGCAGACTTATAAACAAAAGGCATTTTCCAGTTGCGAGTTTTGTATTCAACAAGCTCATCGCCAACTTTGTTTTTCATTTTCAAACCGAGAGCGGCGACGCGAGTTTCGAGCACGGTGTCATTAAAGGTTTTTGCACCTTTAACTTTTGCTGTAACTTTGACTTCTACTTCAGCAGAACTAAAGCGCATGTTTCCGACTTCGATCTGGAGGTTTGAAGCAACACCGTACTTTTCAAGGACAGCTTGCATTTCAGCGCGGAGAGCTTTAAGATTTGCTTTGTCGAACTTGTTGAACTTAGTCATGTTGTATTCCTTTTCATTTCTTATAATAAGATACTATACTGATTCGGAATGAATGTCAACTGTTTATTGCATAAAATTTTGTATCAAAAAAGCTTTTTTGTCTTCGGCTTGCACATCTGGAATAGGATCAGCGCCCCAATGAAGAAGGCACTGCCTTTGGCGAAGCCGTTTTGTAATATTTCCGTTTCCATTTTTAAGTACTTGAGCGCCATGTCGAGCTACAAAGGAACGCCAACGACCCATTTGAAACTTATCAACGCTTTCAATCCTACGGCCTTGAGAATATCTTACGTACCATTGGAACCAACCGAGAGGATCTTCTGGAGTAATCCAACCATTTTTTATCCACAATTCTTTACTCGAGGAAACATTAGGTGCAAACAAGTTTTTTGTTCTAACAGTTGGTTTTTCTTGAAAGTCAGAGTATTCACTGTAGTAAGAACCGTCGAATACTCCGAGTTCAAGCATTTCGTTTGGCGTAAACGTCGGTTGAAAAGTTGAAGTCATTATCATATCCAAATAGTTTATATACGACCTGTAACGTGCTCAATTACTTCTTCAACTGTGTTAAAGTCTACAGAAGAAACATAATCACCATTTTCGTAATAGTTGATTGAAAATTCTGGAAGATCGCATTCGCGAAGAGAAGGATCGCTGTAGTCAACATAGATCTGCCGATAAGTTTCAGAGTCTTCATATTTAGCAATGGATGGAGCTGTATCGTTACAGTATGTAGAGTCCTCGTAACCATATTGGGCAAGAGCATCAATCAAAGTATTTAACGCCGTGATGTTGTCGTAGTTAGCATGTGGTACAGAATTGATAGTCATGATAGGTTCCTTTGTTTTACCTATTATTAGAATATACTGATTCGGAACGAATGTCAACCCCCATTGGGGGTTGAGATTTCAAAAGATGTAATGAGTTGGTGTGCAGACATGCAGATAGGCTTCAGGTAGCTATCATAAGCACCATCGAGCCACATACCGCGGTAGAAGATTGCATCTGTGTGAAGCTCATTAAAATTTTCATCTGAGGTATCGATCCAGTAGTAACGCTTCGACTCGCGTATGAGTGCAGGAGCTTCAAGATCGCGTTCAACATGGTCATCGTAGAAGCGCTTTGTAATCCGAATCACTGTCATAAGTTTTTCCTTTCCTAACTTATAATATGATCCTAAACCATTTCAAAATAAATGTCAACCCCTAAGTTACAATTTATCTGGTCCATGAGAAGTAAATTCCATGCCAGACATATTGCCAACGTAGATCTTACCGTTCCAGCGCATTTTGATCTTTGAGTTAGCAATCCAAAGATCGAAGCTATCTTTTTCTTTCATGTTGTCACATTCAGCTTCAACTGTAGTGTCGGTTTGTGTTCTTGTTACTTTACAAGTTTGCTTGTAATATATTTTCATATTTTGTATAGCTCCTTGAATTTTTTGCGAACCTCTAGAAAATGCTGGAGATAGTCATATGTGTTGATTTTAAAGACTTGAGATGGGCCATCATCTACAGTGATAATAATCACGGCTTGTTTGATTGGAATACCAGTTGTTTCGAGAAAGGCTGCAGCATAGAAACTTGCTTGAATGAAGTAGTTTGTAATCCATTCTTCTTTCTTTTCTTTACGAGATGTTTTGAAATCGATAATAGAAAGTTCTCCGTCAAACTCAGCAATGCAATCTACCTGGCCTGCGCACTTGAGCTTGTCACTGTAAAGAAATGTTTCCTGCATCCAGATGTTGTTGAGTCTCTCGTCAAGCACTGATTTTATGCCATTGAACGAAACAATACTAGTAGGCATGTGGCCTTTCTTATAATCTTGTTCGTTATTGAGGTAGTCCTCGGCAAGTTTATGAACTGCTGTACCACGCTTTGAAGCAAAAGATGATATTCGATTTGCTTCTTCTTCACCCACTCTTGCGCGCCATTCTTGGATTACATCCTTGCCGAGAATTGACAGCACTGTTGTAATAGATGGGTAAGCGTTACCTTCTGGTGTGAAGTACTTTCTTCCAACATCGGTATTCTTTCGAGTAATTTTAGGAATTACAATTCCATGATCGACGTGTGTAAACATAATATAAGCCTTGTGTAATTATTGTTTGTTTATGCTCCAATGAACACTTTGAATGATCCTGATATAATAATTCCTCTATCTGCAGAATCTCCTATTTTTGCCATAGGTCTTCCAGCAGCGTTTACTCTTGTTGAACCAGTATTTATGATTGCGCCATGCGGCACGCATTTTCTTCCTGAGCGTATTGTATGAGGTGCTATTACATCTCCAGCGCATGCTGCCAAAGATCCATTTACAAAGACTCTTCCTGTCGGTCCTGTAGCTCCAGGCCCTGATATTCCTGCTATCATAGAGCAAAGGTGACCAGTAATGATTTTATCTATTTTTATTCTAGCTGCGGCTGGCATTAGTATCTACTCCTTTGAACTAATCCGGTGAGTTCTTGTATTCCTGGAACCCAATTCCAATGATAGTCTTGCGTTGTTTCAAATACAACAGTTTCGGCAATTAGTGTTGTGGTTTCTACATAGGTTATTTCGAATGAAAAGGAACCGGTTACCATAAAAATTGGTGGTGTTATCCATGCGTAAACTGAAGTTTCACTATCTGCATTGTCGGTTTGAGATGGCACGTAAGATTCAAATAATCCATATTCAGTTTCATCATCTGGAAATATTGAAGTAGTAAGATCGATGAATTCTAGATTTGCTGTTTCAAAACTTGTATTTGCAGCAGGTTCTGTATTTGCAGTACCAATTTCTATGTTGGCCGACGGTGTAGTATTTGCATCTGCACTTGTATCATTTGGATCTTCTGGAAAATCTGGAAATATTGAGGTATTGGCAACTATAAGCTCATCTCCAACCTCGTTGTATCCATATTTTACAAAATGAAATTCTTCTCCTGGAAATATTTCTTCATTAGTGTTTCGTTCTAGTCTAACAGAATTTACGCCATCTGTTGCTGTAATATAATTAGGCGCGCTCAATGTGGTTATGTTAACAACTTCATAAGTTCCTTCTTCTTCATCGTCAACGCTGAAGTTGACCGTGAAACCAAACTCTATGTTTCCATAGATTGGAGGAAACTCATCGGTGCCTGGATCAAGTTCGTATCCAGGCACCTCTGTGTAGTTTACAGTATTTGCTATACTAAAACTTACGTTGACGTTAGTCATGCTGCTTCAAGTAATCTTTCTTTTGCAATAATGTACTCTTTTACTAGTCCTGAGCGAACTATATCTTCAATTCCAAACCTAACAGTTTCAAAAGATCTAATACCACTTAGTACCTTGAGGAACATAGCAAGACCTGAAATGTCTGCTCTGTTTTTACCTTGTTTAAGATCATCCTGTGCAGTGTCACCGCAGAAAATTATTTTTGAAGACTCTCCAACTCGTGTAATAATCGTGTCTAATTCATGATAGTTCATTGATTGACACTCATCCACTATAATTACCGAGTTGTCGAAAGTAAGTCCTCGAATATTTGATGATGTGGTAAATTTGATCATTCCTTTTTGCTTGAGTATCTGATAAGCGTCTCCACGACCAAAAAGATTATTTACGATGTCCACGTATGGCGCTTCAAAAATAGCTTCTTTTTGCTGTAGAGTTCCTGGGACGAATCCCTGTTCGCGCGTCTGAACTGCAGATCTGATAATGACGATTCTCTCATACTCTCCTTTCTCTAATACGTCTTGAAGTGCAAGAAATGTAGCACACATTGTCTTGCCTGTGCCTGCTGTTCCGATGGCCGCGAGATTGTATCCTTGTTTATAAGAATTGAATAAATTAGATTGAGCTGGAGTTAGCGGTTTGATCTGCTTCATTCCAAACTTAGTGTTTAGAATTTGCATCATGTGATCGCTATCTTTATCTTTTCTGTTTTTTTCTCTTCTGGATAATCTGCGCTGTTTTACTGCCATGAAACCTCCTTATGACCTAGAAGTATAGTGTCCTTCTAGAAATCATTTACTGTGTTATATTTGTGAGCATTTTTTGCTTTTTTGAGTACATCACGAAAATTATCATCGGGTCTACGGACACCGATGCGCACCGAGTCAACGATACCCGGAAATCTTTTGAAAGTTTGCTTTATGTGAGGATTTTCTTCTAGTAGCAACTCGCGCTCTGAGTTGCTCATTATTTCTTCAAATTCTTCAAGCGTATTTTCGTCTCGAAACGAATACGTAGGCATTGAGTCTCCTTTATAAAAATGGCGGCATGCAGAAGCAGACCGCCGTTCATTACATAATATAATCTGCTTAAGTTTATTTATACAAGCATGTCGTGAATTTCGCGCCAATTTTGTACTTTTGTAATGAGTGAATTTGAAAATTCTTTATTGTGATCGTGCTCAATCAAAATAGGATTGAGTCCAGCAAATAGACCTGCCTCTGCATTTTCTGGTTTGTCTTCTACCCAAATGCAACCGCTATTACTATATGGCTCGAGAGCTTTATCTTTATCAGCACCGCAATCAAGACATACGATTTTTTCAAATACAGTTTTTCCAAAAAGTGCTTCTAAGTTTTTCTTACGAAGTTTACCTGCGTATTCGTCTAGACTTAGAGACGTGATGCAGTGAAAGATAAAACCGTGATCTTCGTGAAGCTTGCGAACATACTTTACAGCATCTCGAAAGGGAGGAAGCCAACCCACAGCTGCAGACTCGTTGAAATGTCTAACCAGATTTTTAGCATATTGCTTTTGAAGTCCATACATGATAGCAATATCATAGTTATCTGCATCTTCAATTTCGTATCCACGCTGATGCATCCAACGTTGAAAGCTGTAAAGCCAATCAAGAAGTACGCCATCACAGTCGACGAGAATTAGTTTGTCACTTAGTTTCATATTGATACCTTTTTCATTTAAAATTATACAACTTCTGCAAGCATTTCATTTATAGCTTCCTGAATACGAAACTCTTTCTTCGCACTGTAGCTAAGACCAAAGTGGTAGCAGAAGTAATCTGCGCCATACTGAAGGTCAAAGTCGCTAAGCTCTTCAGCTTCCATAATCCACTGAAGAGCTTGAACTTCGCTTTTGGCTCCGAGTTCATACATTTTTTCTAGGCGCTGAGTAAGTACAAAAGCTGCTCGAGCTTGTTCACGGTGTTCGCGGCCAATATCTTCAGATAACTCTTGACACAGCGCGTCCCACATAGTCTGCTTTTGGGCTTCAGAACAAAGGTTCCACTGATCCCACCAGTACTGAGTAGGACGAAAACCGCGAGCATCTTTATGAAGATCGGAAACAATTTGCTCTTCGAAGGTATACTTAGTCATAAGAGGTTCCTTTTGTTTTACCTATTATGATATTATACTGATTCGACACAAATGTCAACCGTCTTTTTTATCTAAATTTTGTTCTTCAAACACTGAGTGTTTTTCTTGAACTTTTTCCCGTCGTTTTGCACGGCGATTTTCCATGCGTCTTTCTTTTCGTTGATGTTCGTTATCATCACCCCACTCATCATCCCATTCTTCGCAAAACTTCTTGAATGACTTAGCCATTTTTTTCTTCTTTCTTGTAGATCAAACCAGGAAAAGCTTCTTCGATTACGTTTTTTGAAAGACCCTTAATAGGCTTCTGTGTAATCATTTTGCATAGCAACTCTGCATCATCGTTATTAATATCTTCAAGCAAGCTAATGAAAAGATTTTCACGCTTTACTTGATTGAGATTGTCATATCCACCACCCTTTACAAAAATACGAAGACGTCTCGCTTCTTTGTATAGCATACCTTCAATACCAACATAGTCATTTTTCTTCCAAGGCGGAGGCGTATTTGGTATGAGAAACTCTACGTTGTCTTTGTCATATGTATAACGCAAAACTGTTTGAAGAGGAACAGAAGAGTTATCACGTAGCCATTTTACTTTTTCTTGGTTATTTTTGAGATCGGCTGCTTTATTTACGATCTCTGAAATTGAGAGTTGCATTAGAAGTCCTGTATGTCAGTGATTAGATTTTTGAGTTTTTTCTGAATGAAGTAGTTAAAGAGTTCGCTACGGCTGATTTTCTTTTCTTTATTGAACTCTTCGATAGACTGCTGTTTGTATTTTTCTGGTACTTCAGAAAGGTCAATCATAGTTCTATTACGGTGAAAACGACGAAGTGTTTCAGCGTCCATATTTTCTGGACCTTTAGAATACAACTCAATGCGCTTTGCAGTCATAGGTTTTTGTCGTTCACCAATAGCAAGGCAGTTATCTGGAGAAAGGATATTTGGAACTCCATCACCAGTGTCACCTTTCAATACGTGTTCGACGAGATACTTTGCAGGATCTTGATTTCGTACCCACTTTTTACGCACAGGATCAAATTGTTTGACGTTAGCGTAAGTGTGAAGTTGAATGTAGTCTTTATCTCCAGAAAGAATAAGTATCTGCTCGGCACCGATATTTAGCTCAGTTCCATACTCGTGAGCAATAGTACCGATGATATCGTCAGCTTCGCAACGATCTACTTTAAGTACTTTATAGGGAAAAAATTCTTCAAGTTCTTCACGAATCATGTTGATAATTCGGAATAGTTCATTCCAATCTAATTCAGATTCACCACGAGATTTAGAACGATTTGCCTTGTAGTAAGGATAGATTTCTTTGCGCCATCCATTTGTACTGTCAACGCAAACGACGATTTCGCCAAATTCTTCATTGAATTTCTTTCGGTTTGCCCGAAGAGAATTCAAAAACATGTGACGAATCAGATTTTCGTCAATGTCAATATTGTGGTGATTGCCGATATTTGCAAAAAGAGATGCCAACATTACTTGGCTATAATCTACGAGTATCATTACAGTGTTTCCATCTTAATTTCATATAATAGTATCATATCATCATTCTTCTGATTTGTCAACAACTTTTTCATCTTCATCTTCATTTTCGAGATCGTCTTTATCATCCTCTTCGTCTTCAAGATCGATAAACTCTGCAGCAAAGTCTTGAAGAGGATGATGAATGCCACTCGTTTGCAAATGAAGAGACTTGATAGCTTCGTGAAGTAACATAATAGATGGATAGTACTCTTTAGAGTCTTCGCCAAAGCCGCATCCAGCTCTTACCATTTCTGATAATACATGACTCCAAAGAAATTCTGATATGTCTTCTGCGAAACTAGTCTTATAGTCAATAAGTTTTTGTGTCAACTCTTCAGGAGATTGAGGAGGCGAATCAAGCTTCATCTTAGGAAATTTGATAATATTGTTAGCCATTTTTTAGTGTTTCCAATAAGTTGTTCCAACTCTGAGTAAAACTATTTATTCCGTTTCTTGACAGCGCAAACCTATCGGATAAAGTAAAGTTGTTAAAAAAGCTTTCGTCTTTTTGAATTTGCAGCAACACATTTCTTGTTATGCTATAACAAGCTGCAGCGTGTTGCTGAGCCACTTCGGTGTATTCGTAATAGATTGAAGCGTTACCGGCAGTTTCAAGAAGAGCACCATAATTTGGATGAATACAAATGAGACCGCTTCGAATAGCTTCAACCAATGCAATGCACGAAGTTTCCTGCCAGATGCACGGATACATGAAGATATGACTATCGTCAAGTGCTTTCAAAACTTTTTCGTTACTGACTGTACCGTGATAAGTCATGCTAGGATGCGACTTAACATTTTCAAAAAGCTGTTTATATGGTTCATCTCTTTGCTTCCAACCATAAATTTCGAATGATGAATATACGTCGAGATGAATATTATCAAACTCTTTTGAAAGCGCATCAAAAATCGGATAAACAAGTTCAAGACCACGATGCGGAGTTGTATGATAAATGAAACGAATTTTACTAGTATCACGTTTCTTTGGTTTATATTCTTTTTCGATAGCATTGGGGATTACAGTACATTTAGAATATGGAATACCAAATGACGTGATATACGCATCACGCTGCCATTGTGAAACAAAAACAAAGTGATCAAACTTTTTCCAACCGCCATCTTGAAGAACGCGATTTTCAGGATCACCAACTAGATCGTGACAGTAAAAAATGTTTTGTACGTCACTGTACATTTCACGTGGTCTTGAAAGATGAATAGCAAACTGTTTGAGAAGTTTTTGATCCACGTTGTCGATGATGCGCGAACGCATCATCTCAGTTCCACCGCGAGCATTTTGAGATAGCTCACTATTTTTTACTTCACCTTTGTAGATGCAGCTCATAGGTTATGCTCTGCGCTGAACTCTTTTACAGAGTCCCAACGAAAAGATCTCCATCCCGAGTTTTCTACGTCCCATACAGCTAATACATCTGGGTTTGGTGTTTTCTTTTGCACTGCTTCTTCTAGATCAATTTGCTCTGGTAAAAGCGACTCATTTAAACTGCAGTGCATAATACGAGTATCACCATTTGCCTTTGTGAAGATGATCTTGCAGATACCTTCGTGAAGTTTTTTCGTGATGTCTTCTTTATCTAATGTCATTTTTATCTCACTTCATGATGTACGAGTTTTTTTCACGATCTTTAGCAGTCCCACGCATAAGATCATTCATACGAACTCGAATGCGCCGTTTATTAGTCTCATCTTTATTTGGATTGTCGATTGTTACCCAAGGATTATGACCCTTGAGCCAAGCATTCTGCTTGTCGATAAGCTTGTCGCCTTCGCTTTTTCCTGCGCGCATCAAGCGCCGAGTAGAGCTGCTTACGTTGCTATGAACGCCACCAGATACGACGCCTTTAGATTTACCACCTTTTCCCATAATATAGTCTCCTTTTCATATTTTTTCAAGTTTGAGTAGTTCAAGTTCTCTTAGAATATTATAGCTTAATTCTGTAGTTTCGATTGTAGGATCAAGACGAATACACGCTATAAATTTATCCATAAAGAGTATTTCTTTTGAGTTTCTCGAGGCAATTGTAATTGATTCAAGTACAGTCTCAAGATCATAAGGATTTTCTAATAAAATACGGCTATGCGGCTTTTCCTTCTTTTGCTGTTTCATCGAGTGCCTTTTCTGATTGATATATTTTTTGAAGGACGCCATGAAAATCTTTGATTGCACCGTTATTGTGTATCCTATAAGTGCTGATTGCAAACTTATGAGGAAGAACGTGCTGCTTTTTGATTGGCGTCTGATGATTCAAAACATATTCTTTGACTAAATTTCCATCAAAGTAACGACGAGAATCTGTGGAATAATCGCATCCATCTCGCGTGAGCTGAACCAAAACAATATTTTCAGTTCCAATCTTATTTATAATAGGAGTTAATTCTTCAATAAACCCACCGTCAGAAATGACGTAGTCTTTACCTTCTTCTAGCTCATCTGCTACGCATCGTCCAAAAAAATCCAATCCTTCTACTGGCTTGATGATTTCTTCTGAAACGTGTATCAACGCTGTTCTGCGTGAAAAACCGCGAAGATTTTTTTCAGGTCTTTCTTTGATTTTTCTATCATCGTAGTCTTGCATAAACCACTCACAAGACACTCCAAAGTAATCTGCAGTTTCTTTAAAAAGTACATGCTTGAAGCTTACATGTTTATATCCAAAATGTTTGAAGTAAGACGCAGCTTCATCTTTTCCAGAGCCTGGAGGGCCGTTAAAAATAACGATCAAACTGCTGCCTCATCATACACATTGTCAAAAATGATATCTTCAATTTGTTCTGAAAATGCACTATCCCATTCTTCAGGAGTAATGCCAGACAAAATGAATTCACGGTCCTTGTCGTTCAGATAAGGCATGATATCCTGTACACTACCTAAACCTTTTTCCCAAGCAATAAGATCATCAGGGTTTACTGGAATGTCATAAGTACGTACTACACCAGTGATTACACTTTTACGTTTGATCAGCATTTGTATCTCCATGATTCTATAATTACATATTATCACAAGCTAGTATAAATGTCAACTCTTTTTTAGACTTTTTACGTGGTTTCGGTGAATTTTACAACTCACAATGCCATTGTAAAAGTCGTCTCGAAGAAGCACTTCACGATCAATTTGCTCCTTCAATTCCAAGTATCCCATTTCGCCTTTAGACTTGCATAGATGTAGTATTTCTCGTTCAAAATTGTCTCGTCCAGTTTCTTCTACAAGAGTCTTTACTTCATCTGAAGAACCAAAATAGTCTTTCCAGTCAGACTCTGAAACTTTTGTTCTACGCCTTGTTTTTCCTTTGAGTGGAGGAAGCTTTCTAGTAGACTTGAGAATTTTCTTACCCACATACTTCTTTTCGTTTGTCTTGTTTGTGATGATATAAACGAAGCCAACATAGTCTTCAATCATATCACTCGTAAACTCTACGCCATTGTATAGCCACATAAAAATACCCCTACGCTAATAGAGGTATTTATCAGTTTCTCCGCATCTGAGAGGCTTGAATTGCTTGTTCGCGACTGGTGATTGGTATAAGATTTGATTTGTGCGTAGTGGCAATACCCTTGATTAGGCTACCAGTATACTTTTGAGATTCTTTTTTATTTCCATTACCAGCCACTTGATCTGAAGTTGCAGGCATCGGTATTAGACCTTCTCGTAGGTTAGGCAGCGAGTATATACCGATACGTCTGCCATGCTTTCCACGAAGAGATTTGCCTCCTTTATAACCCATAGATGCAAGCCATTTTTCGTGTTCTTTTTTAGCTATGTCCAGTCTTTGCGATTTATTTAGATCGCGCTTGGGCATTTCTCAACTCCATATTTTTTTCACGACCCATGAAGATACCCGCATAAAAGTCTTTGTCTCCTTGTTCTGTAATGCCATTAAAAGACAAATATTTACGAAATGTTGACTCCAAAATTGCTGCGCCTTTATTTTTGAACACATTTTCTGCATTTCCAAAAACAAAAGGATAAGACTCAAAGTCCCACAAAAGAGCATCGAACATGGTAATATTATAGTCTTTCATCATACCAATGATAGTTTCTGCATATGTGTTTTTATCGAGCATGGTTATATCCTCAATAATCGTCTTCAACATCGTAGTCGTTATCGGTCATAAAACGACGAATGGAGGCGTCGTCGCCAATAAATTCAATGACAGGATTGCCGCCGCCAGGCCCGCGGGTTTCAATCACTTTGAATTCAAGATCGTAATCATCGCACATGTCAAGAAACTCGCCAAGTTCCATATCTGCAGCGATGTCTAGTTCTACTTTAGCCATTTAAGATCTCCTTCTTATATTATGATACTATACTGATTCGGAACAAATGTCAACTAAAAAAGTTGATCGCCAAAGCCACCGATGGTGTTTTCAATTTCGCTCACAAGTTCATTATAGCCTCCGATATGACGATCATACCAAAAAATTTGAGGCACACTTTTAAGATCTGGAACAGCTTCTTTGAGCTCGTCATAATATTGCTTACGGCCGATATCAAAATATTCATATTTAAAACCATAACGCGAAGCTAAGTCTTTAGCTCTGTCGCACCAAGGGCAATTAGTCTTTCCGTAAATCTTGATTGTTGTATTCATATCTTGTTTCTCCATATTTTTTTACGATGTTAAACCAAAAGTCCCAACTTTGCTCACAATGATTTTGCTCGTACCAACTAGCACCCCAATCTATAAGCCAAACGAGGTTGGGATACCCTCGTATCTTCCAACCCCAGTTTCTTGCGCTAAATGTTTGATTGCTTGGACCGCCTAACAATACGTTCAGTAGAACGGAAAGGGCAATTCCAAGCCTTTCTATATACTTAACGAGGCGCGACCCAGTTTTTGATGTGATTAATTTTTTGATCTTTTGACCAAGTTTTGAGATAGTCATTATCCTTATCGAAGAGTTTAAGCAGCTGCTCTTCATCAAATTCTTGAACGTCAATAATTTGTTCTCCTAGCCATTCCTGGGAAAACTCCTCAACCTCTTCACAAGTAACAGCATCAGCAGCCCATTCGAGTTCAACTTTAGCATCTTTGTTAAGATTTTGTAAATCTTCCATTGGTATTGCGTACCGCATACGATAGGACGATACTGCAGTAACTATAGCATATTTATTTGACATATTGAGTCCTTTCAGTTAATTGGAAGCATAGAGTGCAAAAAAGATCGAAGGGTAAAATGTTGATAGGAAACACCAAATCAAAACATTTACCGGAAGATCGAATTCATTGTGAAAGATACGTAAAATCATATTGTTTCTCCTTAGTCTTCGCGATTACCGATACCCCAGTCAATAACAACTGGAAAACGAGGAACGCCATCGGGTGTTGGCGTAAAGTAACGAAGAGTAACCCACGTTGGTTTTTCTTTTGCTTCAAAAAGTTGTTTCATAACTTCTTGATTACCTCGAACACCTGCACCAAATGTGCGGCCGTCAGGGAGTTCGAGAACAAAACGCTTGATATAACCAGCCCAGTTACCTTTACCTTCTTCCACTGAAGAAACTACAAACTCGTCAGTCAAAAACTCTTTACGCTTTAGCAAATACTTCGAACGCTTGTTTTCATACGGAGTGTTGAGACGAATCATTTGACCTTCATAACCGTCTTCGAGGTACTGACCATACAGTGCATCGATTTCTTCATTACTATTTACAATTTGTGTTTTGACAATTACAAGTGGAAAACTAAAGCCTTGATCGTAGATGAAGTTATAACGATCCTCAAAAAGATCCTTATTATAACAATCATATACGTGATACTGAACGAGTTCAGCACACTCTTTGATGTCTTCGGGTTTTGGCTTCGTCTTACGAACCAATGAAGTGATTTTATTGAAGTCATCTTTGAGCGAGTGATTGTAGAGTTCGCCGTCAAGTACCGCTTGAGGATACTTTGCAAAGAACGGTTGGAGATATTCAAAGATATGAGGGCAACTTACAATTTCCTTACCAGCACGAGTCCAAAGACCATCGGCCTTTGCAATACACCGAATACCGTCAAGCTTAGGTTGAGCAAAATAAGTATTAGTTGCAAAATCAAACTCGTGGTGTTCATATCCACCTGCAAGCATAGGTTTGAACTTTTCATATGTGTCTACGTTTGAAATTTCAGGAAAATACTCACGTTCTGATTTCTTGTCAAACTCTGCAGTCATCTCTGCAATAGCTTGTTCTTCAAGTGAAGTCTCATTCGAACGTCCGACGTTCTTTTGCCTAACTGCTTTCCAACCAGACTCTACAATTTTACCTTCTTTGACGCCAGAATTTGCACGCCATGACCAAGTCTTACCATCTGTACCAGCTTCAGCCCACCAAATGCGAACGTTACCGTTCGTGTCACGCTTGTAAAGCTCGGGAGTTTTGTGAATCACTTTCATGTGTACCTCATTTGTTATCATAATAGAATTATATACCACTTAGAACTAAATGTCAACTACTTTATTTGATATGCTCCAACGGGTAAGTCGAGCGCTTTACTAAACTCGTCGAACATTTCTGGTGATAACGCTATAGTTTCAAATTGCTCAAGTTCATCATTCCATTGGCGAATATACACTATATCATCAAAAATTGCAAATTGAACATCTTCATAATAATCGTGATTGTCGAGAATAGTAACAATGGTTTCGTCGTGTTCCATTTCAATAGTAAACATTAGTCCCACAAACTCTCAAAATATTTCCCGAATAACCGAAAACCATTGCTCATACGTTTTTGGTGTGCTTTACTACCTTCGCGATCTTCCCAAACCAGTTTTAGTCCTAGACCAAGACCTTCAGTATTAGTAGGATCGTCTTCATACTTGTAGTAGTCACCCTGCCAATCATCACGAGTCTTTTGTTCAAAAGCCCAGATCATTTCGTCGAGAACCCAGTCCCAACGTTTGTGATGGTTGTCATCCGTGTCCCATTCGTTCTCTTTTGGAGGCGCACTGGTGCTACGGATCTCTTCTGGTACATCCTCATCATCGACCCACGGCGCTCCATGTTTTGTTTTGTGGAGCTGTTTAAGCATAGGGACAACGATATGAGAAAGAGTATGATCCATCGACCAAGTATCATATCGGTCAATTTTTACATTGATCTTGCGTTTTTTACGGTCTAGGTATCGGTTGATTGTTTGATTATATACCCATTGTAAAGCATCTTCAAGTGCTTCTATGGCCCTCTCATCAACTGGAGCGTCATGTTCTTCAGCATATCTAGGCCAAAGACCATCGGAATATTTTCTATCCATATAGCGATTATGTACTTTACTGATATAGCGACCAGTATATGGCCCGATATAAATGCGCATCTTAGGTTACTTTCATAAAAGTTGGACAGTCATTTTGTGGACAATAATAAGAAGTCGTACCTTCAAATACCAATCCGCACTTAGAGCAAGTAGTGCTAGCATGAAAGTCCATATCTGGCTGTGGAGTGTTATCTCCTGGATAAACAAAGGGATTTGTTTGTGTACCAACTGACCGCTCGAGCCGATCAAGCTTTTTGTTCATCCGATCAATCATTTCAATAATTGTTTCGAGTTTTTCATTAATTGTAGTACTCATGATTTTGCCTTTCGTTCGTCGCGAAACTTTTTTACGTCTTTACATGCGCTATTAAGCGCTTGTGAATAGTTCAAAGCAGTTTGTTCATTCATCACAATAGTAGTCTCCATTTCTGCATAACCTTGAGTGAGGATCTGCCAGATTTGTTTCCAGCGGTTTCTGTTCCACCACTTGCTATGATGATTTGAATATAGATGCACTTGAACATGAATATCGTCTGCTTCTACTTCTACAACATGAGTACAATCTTCGCTCATACAATCGCATTGAATGTAGTACCACATTGAATCACCGTAGTCTCCTTGTTTTAGAACTCCAGTCGCTGGCTTTTCTGCTTTCATATCACTCATCCATATCATCCAATACTAAACATTTATTATATTCAATTACGTAACCACATCCACGAAGGAAGTTCTGAAACTCGTCGAGGACCTCATCAAGAGTAGAATGATTGTGTACTTCTACTTCGATTTTTGTACCACTTTCCGTATCATATTTACTGAACTTCATCAAGATCCCTCGTAAGTAATAGTGCGATCAGTTTTTTCATATAGTTGTTCCCAACCACAGCCATAAGCTGGAACGATCCTTACAAACTGTGGAAGCATGTTATCATCTGCTTCACCATGACCTCCTGCAAGGAAATATGCTCCCGTAATTTCAGGATAGTTGTGCTTGAAGCGCTCGCGCTCGCGCTCATAGATGTCAAGAGCCTTATGAAGCTTTTTAATCTCGTCTTCAAGCATTTCAATTTTTGCTTGAGGAGCAAGTTCAGCTATTTGTTCTACTGGACTATTTATCTTCATTTTTTATCTCATCAACTAACAGTTTGATTTCATCGAGCTTTGCGAGAATGTCTTCGATAATTTGCATTGTTTCGCGATGCTCCTTATCGTAGTATGGTTCTTCAGCGTATTCCCACATAGGTTTGGGCTCTTGTAGTTTGCGAGGTTTAAACCAGCCAAAAATCATGTCTTATCGAGCTCCTTTGCTTCGAGTTCCTTTAATTTAAGATATACCATTGCTTCGTCTTTGTCAACAAAATAATGATTATTATCGCAATCAAAATACTTCGCTGTATTTCCCACATGAGTTGCATCCGTATAACGAACATAGTATTCAGTCATTAGGGTGGCGCCGTCTGGATCGTGCTGCCATTTACCTTCAAGTTCCTTGCGAAGAATTCCAAGAACATCCCAAGTCACAATCTCATAGGTGCGAAGAGGCACGTCATACTTGAACCAGTCTACGCCATCAATCTCTTTATAAATCTTCTTGCGATGAAACGATTGATTGCGTTCCTTCACAGAATAAAACTTGTCACCTACTTTGAGTTTTTCGTGATTAAACATCAGTATTACCTTCTTTCAACATCTCGATAGCCTTGAGAATATACTCGATCTCGTTGAAGTCGAGGCGGATCTCATTATACCCAGTATCACTGTTTTGAGCGAGCTTAATAAATGTACCACCGGCTTCGTCATCAAGCTTAACGTGAGTCACAAGTTCACCAAAGATAGGACTCTCGGTTTCTTTATGAACAGCGATTTCAGTCACAGTCAGTTTCATTCCTTCACTCCATATCCATATTTTTCTTTTTCACGCTTACGCCAAGAACGTTTGATTGCACGAGCATCTTCAAGCGCATTATGTAGGATAGCACTTGACTCAGTAGTCAGTTCACGGTCGATCTGCATAGTCATATTCAAAGGTGTATTGATTGCCATTCCGGGGCCAGTGATAAGGCTCATACAGAAGTATTTAATATCATCGGGCCAGTCAGCAATGATATGAACTTCTTTCCATTGATTGATGAACTGCCAGAGCTTTTGCTGAAAAAGCTGTTTAGTAATCGGGTCTTTGTTCAACCATGGTACAACATTTGCGAATACCCAAGAGCCATACTTCCAATCATTCTCAAGGTTCAGCACCTCGTAAAACTCCTGGCCGTCGTCTGCAACGAGAGCCATCGAGATGAGGTCGCCTCCGAACTCGTTGAACTCGCAATCAATAAAAAGTTTAACCATATTTATAGTCTACCTTCTTTGCCATTTCTGCTACACGGACAAGATTGTTTGCCCAACTGCCCTTAACTGTAATATAGTGTAGTTCACTAGTTTCGTCAAGAACTTTTTCATACTCAAAATCAAAATCTATCTCGTCTTCCATTAACAGTTTCACAAACTCACGGATTTGAGTATTGTCACGGAAGTAGAATTCTAGTTCCCAGGTACAGATGCTTGCTCTGCCGTTCACTACTGGTTTCATTATCCGCGCCTTTCACATGCATCAATCAAAATATCAACGTTATTTTCAAGATTTTGTTTGCCTGTTCCTCGTACTTTATCCAAGTTTTTCATAACGCACAAATCACAAATTGCGATATCCAAACTTTCGCCTGTTCCCATCGGATCAAATATCACTGACCCGTAATGACCATATGTACGAAAATGAAGTCCATTCATAGGATGAACCTCTACTTTTTTGCTGTCGCGCATTTCATATTCAAGATTGTCAAGTTCTTTTGAACAGACAATACACGATATTTTGCTATTTATTTTCATTTATTCTCCAATTCATTAATATATTAGCATAAAAATTGTACCAACGAACATTAATATACCCACCAATGGTAATATTATACGTTGAAGTTTGTTATATGTTTTTGTTTTCATTTTATCAACTTAATTATTTTTGGACAAAAAGTCATTAACGATATCCCTTGCAAAATCTTGGCCTTCTTTTCTACAAATAAACCACACTCCAACAAGGGTTCCAATCAACACGCCAGCCCTTAAAGCGACCAGCCAATCAACACCCACGGATGGAAGAGTCCATGTTACAAATGACGTAGACAGTATAGTTAATATAAAAGTTCCATAAAAAATAGATGCTACAACAAAAGCCACAAGCAGAAACGTAGCGATGTATCCTAATACTAATTTCATTTTTTCACCTTTGTCCACGGAGTTGACCAAGTCATACACACCCACCAAAAACACAGTGATACATGAGGTCCATCATAATACATATATTCATATCCAAGAAAGCGATTCTCTTTCTTTTCAATCCAGTCGAACCAATAGAAGTAGTAGAAGTACTCACCGGTCTCAAGTGTTTTCTCAGACTGCCACCATTCAATGCCATTCCATTTGAGTTTGAACTTCCAAGGATACTGTTTCATTCTTCACTCAATTCCAATTCGTGATTTGCCTCGCCGACTTCACCTATATATTCGATGCCGAGTGCCGAGGCTACTTCTTCCGCAAATCTAACTGCATCTTGCCATTCGTTATCATCGAATCCAGCAAGACTTATGAGTTTATCTATAGACTTGATGACTAGATAGACATCAATAACTTCATATTCAAAATCTGGCGTTGTCTGTATCCAAGCTTTCATTCTTTCACCTCATATACTGGAACACCAGCTTTCTTACCTTGTCGAATCATATCAGCCGTACCATTACCGCCTTTAAATGCTATAATAACATGTGGTTGTCCATTTGTCAACATTAATCTGTTGCGAATGGGTCCTGCAGATCGTCCATGATTTCTCCAGTCTGCAGGAAATGATAGAACTTTAAGCGATTTCTCTCTTGCGTATTGATCTGCAAGAAGATCCGCCCCTCGTGCGTTTCCGTGAATGATGACCAGAACTTTTCCTGCAGCCCTCGCTCCTTCATGTACTGCGTCAAGTACTCTTCTAAGTCTATCGACTTGTCTTCTATCAATGATTCGTTGATCGTCAACGACTTTTGTTCCATAGTCTCTTCCGCCGCAAACGAGGACTCGGAACTCATTCATTCTAATCCCAAAAATTTACGAGCCTCTGGAATGCACTGACTCCAAAGTTCATATGGTTGATTTTCTCCGAGTTTGTCTTTTACCAAACCCATCTTCTCTGCTGCCAACATACGAGCAACAGGTTCTACTTTATCTTCAAGCCAGTTACGATCAAAGGTCATTTCCACATTTTTTCCCATTGTTCGCCATATAGATTTTTTGATGTTAGAAGCATGGAAAATGCTTCTTTCAAATCAAATCCACAATAGTCAGATTGAATGTTATCAGGTGCCCAGTTTCCTTCTGCCCACCTTTCAGACCAACCATTTGCTCTAAGACAATCAGCCATCATATCTTCATCGTAAGTAAAGGTCATAGCCATCGATCCCAACTCTTCTCTTCTTCTGTGAACTGTCCACCCATGCGATCTGGGTTCAGCCGCCAGCCCATATCACTGTTCTGTTCCTGTAGTCGTTTGATTTCTTCTTCCATCAAAAAGAACTTGGTTGCGATTTTCTCGGCGGCACGTTCAACACCCATTACAGTATGCGACTCGGTGGTTTGACCTGAGACCCACAGGTTTCCATTCAATAGTTCGATAAGTTGTTCTTTAGTCATCTCAGTATCCTTGCTTGATCAGGAATTCTTTCATCAGAGTTGCTTCTTCACGAGTCATAGTGAAGCTGGCTCGTTGACTATCCCAACCTGCGTCTTCGTTTGCAGTGATCATCACATCACCAGCTTCAAACATATAGACCTCAACAAAACGACCACCGCCTGAAACTTCCCAGCTGCGAGCATCTTCAAAAACACGATCAGTCATAGTAAGATTCCTTTGTTTTCCTATTATCAATATATACTGATTCTAAACGAATGTCAACCGCTTTGTTTTGTTCTCACAAGAAAATCTTCGAGTTCCATCATATCGTGATCCGAGTCTGCACCGTTGTACCAATACTCACGATACGGACGAGCTTGTTCCGCAATGATGGACAGACCAAACTGCTTCAGATCATCAAACTGCGACGGATCAAAATCAGTCATCTCGCCAAAATGAATTCCATACTCGTCACCACCTTTATCGGTGTACGCCATAGTTCCTTCATAATTGAAATTCACAGAGCTTCCTTGATCATAAAGGATCTCACTCCATTCGTCTCTCTCTTCATCGGTTAACTTATGGTTCAAGGGAGCCATGATCCCTACGCTCATTACATTGCTGCTCATTCTTTTTCCTCATGTTTTACGAAATTGTGGTAATAATACAAGACTACGAACAACATTATTGATCCACCAATAATAAGACTCCATTGAGCTGTTGCTACGCCAATTCCTAACATAACACCCACGTTAAAAGCTAAGGTAATGACCGCGGCTGTTTGTGTCATTGGATCACCTCATTTGGAAATTGTTCTGTTGGCACAAAGACATATTCAGGAATATCAGGTTGTGTCCACGGAAACTCAATAGTCACTCGGCTTTCACGACCAGTATAACAGCGCTTATATGGTTTACCATCATCAATATCAGGGGCTGAATACCATTCCCAGAACACTCGACCATCGATCCAGTATGGTCGACCATCTTCTCCCTTGAACACTGTGCTGTTACGTTTGTTCTGCCATACATCAGTATCAACTTCCATCCACTCGTCATCTTCACCAGTCAGAGGAGCGATAGGTTTCCACATAGCAAGTTTCTCAAATAGAGCAACAGCATATGGTGCAGACATACCACTATGACCTTGTTCTGAGAACACTTTCAGTAGCTCGAGAGTTCCTTCTGCGAGCCAACGATTGGGCCCATCTTCTGGATCATTGATGTCATATCCAGCCAGTTTAAGTTCGGCTTCCGCCCATTTCAACTTATTGCTCATAGTGTAATTTTCTCCATAATTGTTTCAAGTTTTTTTAGCGAAGGACTTTCCCTATAATTCGATTCGTTACGCAATTCAAATTGCAGATCACGCAAGTCTCTATAAAACTCACCATACACATGTTCAAGTATGGCGTGTTTCATTTCATCTACAGCGTATTCGATAACTTTACCGCCAGACGCTCTTAAAGCATCTTCACTTATCCACCGATTCGCACCGACAGTCACAACAATAGAATACTCTCTTGCAAAATTAACATTGTAAATATCATCTGGCTTAGCTCCATACGCAATCTTGTGAAGTGGCTCCTCAATATGTCTTCGATTGCCAGTAGCAACTGCTTTGATATTTTCAACTAGTTTCATTCGCTTTCCTTTATTAGGTTTTCAATTTCATGGCGACACCAATGAAAGTCTTCTGGTTCCGCATTATCAAGTAAGTCATGAGCCATTCTAAGACCAGCAACATAAGCTTGTTGCATTAGGTCGATGGTATCGTCACCAAAGTCAACATCGTATTGATATGTTGCCAGCCATTGTTCCCAGTTCATTCTGCTACATGTCCTCCGTTAGAATTCTTTTGATACTCAGCGTTACCGAGATTGATCAGTTTTTCGACATGGCGTGGCTCAAAGTTCCACGCTGGTTCAACCATATTGATCAGGTTGTAACCGTGACGGTGAAAGCAACGGCCGTAGTAGAGAGCATAGCCATCTCCGTGCGGTTCAATAGTGTATCGTGCTTCGCAAGTACATTCGCCAAAGGGATCACTCATAATGTGCCTCCATGCATTGAACCTTTGCTGCATCTGTTTCCATCTTAACACATACATCCCAAGGTGTCAACGCGAAAAATGTTTGCCAGAAAACATATAAAGCAAGAAGAACAGCTGCAGCAATCGCAATAAAAAACGCGTAGAATAGTCCTTGAAGTGCTACACCAAAATCAGCTCCACTAAACATTAAACCACTCCTTTGTGAATACGACGTTAGAAGGAAGCGGCGCACAGTTACGAATCAACTGAAAGATCTCAGTCTTATCGTATCCTGCCAGACCAGTTCCGATGGGAGTAAGTAGAAAGGTATCATCAGTATTCTCTCGTGCGTATTGAACAAATTCTCGTATGAACTTGCTGATACTTACTAGAGCGAGAACGTCCAATGCATGATCCTTCGTTGGGATGGCATATGCGTTACCAGTACGTCCAGCTCCAACACCGTACTCGGCCCCATAGTGTTGTTTAGCATATAGAGCAGCACCAGCACCGTGTCTTCCAGCACGATTAGAACCAAATACGAATACATTGGTCATTCTGTGTTCTCTTTGATCCAAACACACTCCATAATATCTTCAGGAGTATCATACATGCGCTTGCATTCCTCATATGTATGAAAATACATAGCAAACGCCCATCCAACAATCAGCCCAAAGGCAAGGGGTAAGCCTACGATACTACCTTTAATATACCCGTCACGAAACCCTTGCCAGAACTCCTTACTCATCTTCAACATCCTCGAACCAAAAGAATTCACCGTTCACGACCTTCATAGAAGCACGTGGGACGTTAATATTCCCAACCAACTTTACGTATGCGCGGCCACCATCGATAGCAACGTCACCAACGCTATGGAAGTCATGACGATGCTGGCTGTAGTGCCACTGACCGTTTACTTTGATCATGTCAAATGTAAGGTCCTCGATCTTATCTGCGTTAGTGATCATTACTGTGCCATCAGCCGCAAAATGTTGATTACGATACAACCCAAAGTAACGGTTACCAAACTCAGGATGAGGGGTCTCACGATAAAAAACGTCCATCGCCTGAGCTTCACCGCCAAGAGCTGTGGTGCACACGTATGTTACAGGAACACCATCCTTTGCTGAATAGAGTTCGCATACTCTTTTTGTGTCAAAGAGCGGTCTGTGATTAATGTTCATAATGATTCTCCTTATGAGACAATTATATAATAGGTAGAAGAAAATGTCAACACATTCCCATCCATTTTGCGCAAACATCCCACTTAGTGTTAGAACTAATGTTCTTGCGAACGTGGTCTAACAGCAAGTCACGAATGTTGCTACCATCAAGCATACGGAAGATGAAAGCAGCGTCTTCTTTGTTTTGCAAAGTAGGCACCATCTCTAGAGCAATACGCTTACGGTCGTTGCCGTAGTCATTCTTTGCCTCAAGATACAACAGCATAAGAGCGTCTTCAGTGCTCTTGAAAGCGTCCCAGAAACGAGTTTCAAAGTTGCGAACACGGTTAGCTTGAACAACAGGCAACATCGGTATAACATCGTCAACTTCTTCATTAATGATCAAGTTTACAATGTTACGGTCAAACACAATACGATCAATCGTCTTATGGATACGCACATACCAATCGTTCTTGACTTTTAGCATATGACCATCCGCAAAACGAATGATATCGCCTTCACGACCTTCTTTGCCACGCTGACGGTCGATGTATTCGAGAATGTTTCCGTCCATCGAACCGTAAGTAGTAACAGTGTTAAACGGACAAGTGTCAGGCATATGATACTCGCCAGTTTCGTTATCACGCATCGCAAGAAGCACAAGGTCAGCTTCTTCATATGCTAACACAATCTGGTTAAACGGGCTTACCCACTCAAAGATAGGAGTAACACCAGTACCTATACACCAACGCAACCACTGCTTCAAATGCTCAGTGTGAGTGTGCTTTGCTAGCCATTCTTCTGCCTGCATCGCAACGTTAGTCACACCCATTTTCGTAGCAAGACGCAAGTAACCATCGATAAGGATAGGACGAATCATCGAACCATCCATCTTTTCCATGATTACGTGAGGCTGCGACATATCAATCTCGTGAGTCTGAGTCTCAGCACGTTCGTTCACATTGAAGAACTTGTGGAACGGGCGGCTCATAAGGTTGCCATCACGATCAAAGATCAATCCACGGCACTCACGGCGCATAGCACCACTAATGTCGTCAGGACCAGTCATCTCAAACGTATCAGCCATTGCCACAACATAGTTGATAACAGTATAGCCTTCACGTTCTGCTACGATGAACTCTTCACGACCTTCAATATGCGGAAGGACGTCAGAGATAGTGCGGATTTCAGGGAAAGTGTATTGCATGTTAGATTCCTTACCTTATAGAATCAGTATAAACCATTTCATAACAAATGTCAACTAAATTTTACTCGAACAACCTCTTTTTGAGGATTAAACATAGTGTGCACAGTACCTTTAGTGTTAAAGCTAGTCCTTGTCTTCCACCACGCTTCAGCTTCTTCCTGAGTATCTACAAAGACTGCACTCCATTCCAGTTCACCAGAAGGATTCTCTTTGTTTGGTTTATTCATCTGAGCTCTTACTTCCCACATCACGCATATTCCTTTATGAGGTTAGCCACATATTCATCAGACGCGTCGCCAAGGTCGCCACTCTCTACTACATGTGAAAGATGACCATGCTTAGCAAGCCTAAGGCCAGCAGCATCGTTGTCACATATAGAAACGACAGGCCTATGCTTTTTAACAGCGAATATCCACTTTCTCGTAGAAGCGTCAATATCGTTAGAAAGAAGAGCGACAGCACTAAAGCCGCTAGAAGTAAGTCTGCATGCATCGAATGTTCCTTCAGTTACAAATAGTGTATTCGACAGATTCCAAGATTCAAGACCCCACACACCAACTACTTTGTTCTTACGATACGTAAAGTATCGGCTCATCTTAGGATGGTTGTCTTTCTTCTTAGTAGCTGATGGTCTATATTGCTGATAACCAACAAGTTGACCAGAGAGGTTCCACAAAGGAAAAGTTGCAACACCTTCGTCCTCATCTACCCAAGCGGTATGAAGATTCATATCGAAGTAACGAGAACGAAGGTTTTGCAGTACAGTCATATTAGACCTCTTTAAACTTTTCTTTCAAGCGCAAGTACTCATCATACTCAGCATCTTTCTTCAACTTACGAGCTTCGGCCGCAGCCTTACGCTTAGCAGCAGCGGCTTCTTTCATCTTAACTTCAGCGTCTTCACGCTTAGCTTTTTCTTTTTCGTTCTCTACGCGATCGAAGTCGTAAGTAACTTTCAATTCATAGTCGTCACCATAATAGCCACGCTCTAAATCAAAATCAAATCGACCTTCACCGACCATACCTTTGGCACGAGCTTTCTCAACGATCAAGTCGATGTTAGCTTTCAACTCGTCAGCGGTTCCATCAAACTCATAACGATTTACTTCCATAGTTTCACGAACTACGTAGATACCATTTTCTTTACGAGCAGTCATTTTACTTCCTTTCATTCCTTATAGAATCAGTATAAACCGTTTCAAAACGAATGTCAACCTTATTTGTTATGAACGAACAACTTTATTTCGTTCTGCTCGAGTATCTCCGCGGTTCAAAAACCATGGGTCTTCATTAAGTTTTGAAGCAATATAATCGCCTTGTTCTTTTGTGGTGCAGCTCGTTACTACATCACCCTTGCTACCACCAGTCTTTACGCGCCAAAAAGTTTTTCCGTACGTATTTTTTTCTTCATAAACTCTGAAGTCTTGACGAATTTTAGACATTTTGTTTCCTTTATTGCTATATGTATAGTATATACTGATTCTTAAGAAATGTCAATAGAAAGGTAACCGAAGCCACCTTTCTCTAATTTTTTTCTAGGATCACTTAGTGATAGTTGGGTCAACCTGAAGATCACGCGCAGTTTTAACCATCATCATTTGCATGAATTGATCTACAGTACCAAGAGCGTTACCAGCTACACCTTCTGAACCACCGTTGTTAAATACCGTGGATGGTACATTGATCTTACTTGCAGCATCAGCCCATACACTCTGTGCTTTAACCCAAGCATCAAGCTTTTGTTGAAGAGCACCGTCAGCTGTAAGGATAGCTTCCTTAGCGTAGGCTTCAGCATCAGCAGCAACTGTAACGCTTTCAGCATCAATTCGTGCTCGTTCAAGATTAATTCCAGCGGTTTCTTGTGCAATACGTGCTTCTTCACGAACGCGTTCTGCAGCAATCAGAGCCAGTTTCTTTTGTGTTTCTGCTTCAGTAGTTTGCTGGATTTGTTCCACCTGAGCCGCAGCTTGACGACGAGCAATGTTAGTATCACCCTCTTGGATAGCAAGTAGACGCTGTTCTTCCTGTTCTAGACGCTGTTCACGGGCAACAACACGACGGCTCGCAGCACTTTTACGTTCACCAATCTGACGTTCATATTCATCATCAGGATCAACGTTTTCAAGGATAGCACTTGCTACAGTAACGCCATAATCCATGAAGGCGTGAGGAATACGCATATCGTTGCCAGCAGCATCAGTAAGTTTTTCGATTACGACACTACGAACATCTGTATCACCAACTTCAGCAGTGTTTGCAGTTACATCGCTATTGCTTGCAGCAGCGCGGCTTGGAACGATACCTCCAGCTTGATTGAGTCGTACTTGACGAACTTGGGCACGACCCTGTTCTACAGCATTTGCAAATTCGCTCTTAAATGTATCACGCTTACCACCGGCGTAGTATTCTTCCATAGTAAACATGTTAGCTACAGAGTCAATACTTGCGGTTACTGCAGGCTTAAGAGTGGTATTGATTAGACGTTCTGGGCTACGAAAGTCTCGTGCCATTTTGATGAATTGAGCTTCATCTTGTGGAATGCCAAAACGAGTGGTTTGTGTTACGTCACCAGTCCAGTTATCGGCAAGACGTACTCGATACGGAACCATGATAGAACCTTGAAATGCAGTTGAAGAACTTTCTCCTGTTGCATCAATAGTATTTGCTACAGTGATATAGTGTGGCCACTGAGTGCTAGTGCCCCAACCAGCAAAATACCAGCCAGTTTCACAAGTAGAGGTTTCATTACCAAAGATGGTACGAACGTGCTGACAATAACCAGCGTCATTGTATCCAACAGCTCCAAGACCAGCGAAGAGTAGACCAACTACAAAAGCTGCAGTAGATCCAATTGTTCGAACAATTTTGATTTCCTGAGGAAACGGAATCATTCGAAGTACGACAGCACCTACAACAATCAGGATACCAAAGATAAGACCAGCCATTATATAAATCTCCTATTATTGTTTGTTGACGTAGTCGAGTTCGATCGGGCTAACGATGATTTCCGGTTCGATATAAACCGCTTTCACATCATCATTTTCACCATCAACACACATCACGTATGTTGCAGCAAGACCCTCGGGCATAAACAGACCGTTCGGTTCTGCTTGAGGCATAACACCTTCACCCGTGTATTGGCCTAGGTCCATAGGAACCTGCTTTTCTGGGTTGCTATATTGGATAGAAGCGTTGATACCGTAGCCGACACTATCACAGATCTTGATCAATTGACCATTCATAGTAACGATGTAAGTGTAAGTGCGATAGTTTGGCTGATCGCGAAGTTCATACAGCCACTTCACCATACGCTTCTCAGTGAAGTTCGTAATCGCTGGAAGACCAGTTTGGCGTTCACCTTCTTTAAGCAACTTTTCCATTTGTTGAGCAGTGCTTTCATCCGAGCTCGGAGCTGGAGCAGTACCCCAGAAAGCCATAGCAGGAGTAGCAAGACCAAGTGCTACAACGGTTGTGAGTAGAATCTTTTTCATATTATCGTGCTCCGACTTGAGTTAGGAATGTTTGAAGGTATGCTGGATAGTCAGTAGTATCTACAGCAGCAAAGATGTCACGTGTTGCATTTGCAATACCCATCTTACCAGCATTGTCTGCTTTTTGATATTCGAGATACAAGTTATTCAACTGAGTGCGCATACCGTCTGTATATGCTTGTGACTCTTTAAGAACATTTGTTCGTTGTGCTTCACGTGCAGCATTGAAGAAGCCATTCACATAGATGCCTCCCCAGGTAAGCAAACCGAGGCCTACTACTGCCGCAACAGCAATTCCAGTAATTTTTAGTCCGTCGTTCATGATATAATCCTTTCTGATTCTTTTCATATAGTTTATTATATACAATTATCGTAGTTTGTAAACAGTTATTTTGAGCTTTCAATCATCTTTTTTGCCTTTTCAGCAACATCTTCTATATTTTGCGGTGTATAGTTGATAGCCTCGACACTCATATTAATGTAAGCACCCGGCGGTGATGCATTTTGATGAATATGTCCATGCACATTTACCATTTCGTATGCTTGATCAGTCCGACCTCGTGAAGCAGACATTGGATGAAGAGGCACATGACTAAGCAACAAATTATACTCTTTAAATTGACGCCACATACTTACCTTTTTGAACCACCCACCGCTGCACAGAAATTTAATATCATCATGGTTACCCACAATAAGACGTTTGCTACCATTCAATCGATTGAAGTGCGTATTCATCCATTGCTTATCACCCATTACCACATCGCCTAGATGATATACAATATCACCAGGCTTAACAACATTATTCCAGCGTTCAATCATAAATTCGTTCATATGATTCACGTCATCAAAGCCTGGACGGACTGGATTTCCTGTTTTTGAGTCGGTGAACTTGAGGATATTAGCGTGGTTAAAATGTGTGTCGCTAATCAACCATATGTCTCTACTCATTGTTCTTCTCCATAGTCGACGCCAAGCAAGGAACCGTGCATGTTATAGAAGGTAATCATGTCGAATCCTTCTGCTACAGTTGGTATTGTAAACCCTTCAAACATATTTGTCAATATATTTTGTGGGATAGTTTTGCCAGGGCGGTTCGCAAGACGGTGTGCCCAAACTTTCTGGTCATCGAGCCAACCTGCCTCAGGAGGAACGATACACACACCGCGAACTTGATAACCAGCTTGCTTCATACGATTGATGATCTTACGGCGCTTACCAACACCAAGATTGGTTTGGTCCCAGATGATGTCTTGACGCTTCTTGATAGCATAAGCGAGATCGATGTCAGCCTCTGCTGTAGCGCTTTTGATGTGCTGTTCAAAAACGTCATTGTAGGTCTTGCCGAGAAACGCAGCAATGCGCTCAAGGATAGCATCAGTGCTGTAGACGAACACAGGAAAGTCAATGTTGTTGTATATAGCACGTTCACTTTCAAC